TTACCAAAGGCCTGTAACTGTGAACCAAATTTTGAGAACGAAGCGTCTCCCGAAAGAAATGCAGTTACTGCACTGATTATCTCAGTTCCGGTCAGTTTCAGAATCGCTCCGCATAATGAACTAACTCCTTTTCCGACAGACTCATCGATATTTTTTGCTCCTTCTATAAACGGCTTGGCATTTTTCATAAAGTCACCAAGATTCTTACCAAGATCTGGCAAAGTCTTACTGATATGAGCAGCTAAAGCAGTTAAACCAATAAGAGCCAATATCAGTGCCGAAAGGACCGCCACACCGATTAAAGCTGGTACAGCAACCGTACCAACAACAGCCAAAACGACACAGCATCCAGATAATGCTAATAAGAAAATAGATAAAGCCTTTACCATACCCAGAGCCTGATCAGGATCTAGGTCTTTTAACTGGTATAAAATAAATGCTAAAGCAGCTACGACCGCCGTAACCACAGCTAAAGAGACCAAACCAGGTAATGCCGCAGCACCAACAATACTCAGTAGTCCAAGTGTTACAGACATAGCAAGCAATAATATCGACAGTGACGCCGCTACAGCAAGTGAATTCTTTACTGGTAAATCACGAAGAAGATATAAAACACCAGCAAGTACCACTATAACTGCTGTAATAGCAATCAGACTGATGATAGAACCTGACGCCTTACTTCCAGCTAACTCCATGAGTGCAAACATTCCCATAAGCGCTCCTAAACATGCTGTTGCGATGGCAAGCTTAATCGAATCGATCAAGGATAATGCGGCTACTGCGGCAGCCATAACTCCTATAGCAACTGCCATAGCGATAACATTTCCTTTTATGTCATTCGCACCTTGCGTGGCTTTGATCATTCTCGTCATGATTATGCCAAGGACTGCGACTGCAATAACACCTTTTGCAAGTTGCTCCGTATCAACAAGGCCAAGCAGAACTGATATTCCGGCAAGAAGTCCAATCGCGACTGATACCGCAAGTAGTGTTCCAGCCAGTTTTACAGTTTCGCCACCTTTGGATGTAATTTTAATAAGAGCTGATAAAAATACCAAAAATGCCGCGGCAAATATTCCACCTTTTATCATTTCACCAGGATCAAGCTGACCTGCAAGTTTTACAACCCCAACCATGATCAACATTGAGAGTGATACGGATAACAACATTTTACCCAATCCATCGATTGAATTCCCACCTAAAAACTTACCTATAAGTTCCAGACCGACAATAAATGCCAAAAAAGCTCCTGCAAACTTGACACCATTTATCATATCGTCTGGACTCAACTGACCTGCAAGTTTTACAACCCCAATCATAAGCCCCATGGATACGACTATAGATTTGATCGTTTTACCAAGTGAATCAATATTATCGCCAGCGAGATACGATATGGCAGCCAGAACGATAACGAATCCGGTAAACACACCAGCAAATTCAAGTCCCTTATTAACTTCATCAGGTGATAACATGCTAAATAATTTGATAACACCCACAATTAATAGCATTGTTTTACCAATCTTGCTGACAGTTTTGCCCATTTTATCAACGTTCTTAGCCGCTTCCCCTTTCACCAACGCACCGTACAGCCCGACAATTCCCATAATACCAGTAAGCAGGAGCCCAGCGCTTGCCATTCCCTGATTTATCTCATCTTTGTCCAATTTACCAAGAATCTTAACTGACTCAGCCATGAGTAATATAGCAATACCTAAACCTGCTAATCCGGATTTCAAACCATCAATTTTAACTCCGCCTTTTCCGATAGACGCAGAAGCAGATGACAGCTTATCCATAACATAAGTCATCACGGCCAATACGCCAACTAAGATAAGCATGGCTTCTTCGGCATTGTGGAGTGCATCAATATTGATTGTTGATAAAATGAACAATGATCCAGCAAGAATAGCAATTGCAATTGCCAAATCCTTAACACCCTCAGCACGGGTTTTGAACGCTTTAGCTTTGAGAACTTTTGAAAAACTCTTCACGACTTTGGCAACATTATTCAAAATTTTCGGAACTTTCTTTGTTGATTCCTCAAGAACTTCTCCGGCTCCAGAAAGAACCTTTCCAACTCCTTCAGCTGGACTAAGAGCTTTATCCACGATATCGGATAACCGTTTAAGCCCCAAAACAACGCCTACACCAATACCACTGGCTATGACACTGCTCCAGTTAACCCCTTGCAACTTATCAAGCATGTCAGATCCAAGATTCTTAAAAAAATCAACAATCTTATCTTTTCCAGATGTAAGACCGTTCCAAAGACCGGAAAGAGTGTACTCACCAACTTTCTCCATCTCTTTCGAAGGAGAGTGAATACCAAGAACTTTCTTAATTGCTTTGAGAAGTCGGATACCAATATTGGATAGTATTTTCGGAATCTCTGTTTTACCTGAAGACAATCCGTTTTTGAATCCGGAAATAACATTTTTACCGACGTTTTTCATTCCTTTCGGAAGTTTGTTTTCAAGATATGCTACAAACTTTTCAAAACGCTTCAATACATCTTCAAACGATAATCCTTTCAAGGATTCCTTAAAACTATCCAGTTCCGCAGTGAATGCCTGAAATTCTGGAATCGTATCAAGATATTCCTTGAGTTTCTGAAACTGTTCGATGATGAATTTAATTCCTTCTCCGACCTTCGTAAACCCTTGCGTAAATGGATCTGTTTTCTTCAGCCATTTATCAAATTTCACCAGTAAGTCGCCAAGATCTGCTGTGAGATCCAAGGTATTCATACCGAATACACTAAGAACCGCATTGATGGCTTTGATTGAGAATTTCAGAGATCCCCCAAGGCACTGACGAATGATATCCAATAAAGCAAAAAGACCAGCCAACGTCCTCGTAAGCTCGTCCCCGTTGTCTTCTGTGAATTTCAAGAATTTCGAAGTAATACGATGCATGTTTGCGATGATGTTATATAGTGTCATTGCAGAAATCGGATCAAACACTTCCTGCCAAGCATTATGTATCTCAGTAAAAAGATTGATTAATGCGTTGCCCATATTGGCCACTGACCCATGAAGTAACTCTTTTCCACTCAGCTGATCGATATTATTAATAAGATCAGTGATTGGTATTCCCGTTTTCTCAGACTGTTTTTGTAACTCTTTAAGGGCTTTCACATCCTCTTTGGTAAGACCATTCTTTTTCAGCTCAGCGTCTGACATTTTGAGAATTGACTCAATCGTCTTCTCCTGCTCTTTGTTAAGATCTTCCTGAGAAGTAGTAAGTTCTTCAGTATACCGGAAAGAGCACCCCAACCGCTCATTGACCAAGTTTTGTACTCTTGCCCAGTCATAACCTTCGGATGCAAGCTTATCGAATCGTGGCTGTCCATTACCATAGTTACCTCGGATAACAGAGTCGACAATATCTTTGTAATCACTTGTGGCATCCGTTACTTTCTGGATATTTTTAGCAAGATCACTGTATGGATTACCCATCGCAGCTTCCACGATAGCGTTACGTGCATCTGACGCTTTATTGATAAAACCGCCAAGAACATCGCTGACTTTGGTCCAAACTTCCTTGGCTTCTTCAAAATCGCCGACAATGAGCTGCCACGTTTTTGTCCAACCCGAACCCAATGCCTCTTTTAAAGTATCAATAAGCTGAGTAAATGTCTTAACTTTCGTGGCTGCATCACCAGCGGTTTTCGCCATATCGGCCATTTCTTTAGCCTGTTCCTGAGTATATCCCTGATCCACAAATTTCTGGATAGCTGCGTTATACTCTTCCTGCGTATCAGCTGCTGTAGCAAACTGATCAAGTGTCTGGGTAAGAACATCCGTGGTAAGCCACTCGTCCTGTAGCGATTCTCGGAATGATCCCTGTGCTTCGATAGCGGCTTTGGCACCGGTCTGCAGATGCTCGGAAGTTCGAATGAGGGCGTCCTGAAATACCTGACCACCCATACCGGCGTTAACAACCGAATTCCAGTCCATAAGCTGAACTTTGCCAGCGGCTAACGCCTGAGACAACTGATACATCGCCGTGGATGCCTGCTGAGAGGTTGAACCGGACACCGCCGCAAGATTGGCGATACCTTTAATCGCTGATACAGAGGCATCAAGTTTAACACCAGCTGCAGTGAATGTGCCAATATTTCGGGTCATTTCCGTGAAGTTATAAATAGTCTTATCAGCGTATGTGTTCAATTCATCAAGGGCTTTATTGACAGTCTCAACATTCGTACCCTCTTTCTGTGTATTTGCAAGAATAGTCTGAACCGCATTCATCTGAGTCTCATACTCCGCAAATCCGTCTTTTACTGGATCAATGGTAATAGCATCTGTAAGCTGTTTACCGGCTGTCATGGCCGCATTTGTAATATTCTGTAATGCGGTGATACCGACGACTTGCATGGCTGACAATTTAGCCTGAACAGTTTCTACACCACTACTCATACCTGAGAAATCGACTCTTTTGGCAGTATCACAAATTTCCTCAAGACCCTTGGAAGCTCCTGGAAAATGCAATTTTTCTTTAAGTTTATCAAGAGTTGACATGGTGGTCCGAGTATTTGCTTCGAAATCTTTATTGTCGAACCGCAATTCTACGACTTTACTGTCTATTGTCTCACTCATTTTCCGGTGACCTCCTTCCATGCATCATTGGCAATCTGATCAAAAATAGGCTGAATAGCAGGATTGATATAATCTCTTCCTTCTACCCAGCCCCCGGTTGCGGTAACATGTCCGTACTGCAAAATAATAGCGATTGGAACTCCTTTATTCACATTTGTATTATGGAATTCTATGGATACAGATCCATTTTGACGTTTTATCTCATAAGTCCATGAAGCGGCGGTCTTACCTGTGTCTACCGGCGTTGCAGACGAAAGGGCGGCCACACCAGCTCGCCCGTATTTATCCAGGTCGCCAATTCTGGCCGCTTCTTTTACTCTCTCAAGGAACTTTGAAAGTTTCGAGAAATCTCCCTTTTGTCTGAATTCAATCATGTATTACCTCGTTAGATTGCGATAAGATCTTTCCATGTATTTGTACCACAAACACCATCAACAGTAAGTCCTCTGGATTTCTGATACTGCTTAATAGCATAGATGGTGTTCGAACCTGCTTCTCGATCAAGGCTGAGATCTTTACCATCAGATCCTTTGAATCCCCTAGATTTGAGAATTTCCTGTACTAAAAGAACGGAAGTGCCTTTACTGCCATTCTTCACAACTTCCGGATTAAACATATAGCCACTCCTTTCAGCTTTCGTTTCAGTGGTGTTTGCTGGTGGGACATAATGAATAGTGTCGTCTGTATATTTCGGAGTAACAAATCCTCTGATATACCGCCCGTTGATGGCAAGCTTGCGCCTACGGACAGAATCCTTGTAGTTACCCTCCATTACGATGAAATAACCCTGAGATTTATTTACCTCAATGATAGTTCCGATATGATCGGCATAACCAGTACAGTCACCAACTCCATTATCATCCCAGTCGTATAAGACGGCATCGCCAATATTGGCTACATAGTCATCCGCTTCCACCCAGCAGCCCATCTTTTTGGCCTGATTGATAAGTTCTTCGCACCCAATTTCAATAGGCATAATGTCGGTATAACCGAGTTTGATAGCAGCGGCAGACCATGTACAAGCGCACCAGGCCCACCCGTACTTCATCTTCACGCCGCGTGGGAAAGTACCTGTATATGAATTGTAGATATCTACAATTTTCTTATAAGAACCATCTGCTTCATTTAGTCCTTCCCAAGAACAGATAAGATCGACTACAGCCTGACGGGATCGTACTTTCACATTGCCAGTAGATTCACCATACCAGTGATTCATATCTACGTTTCCATTAATTCCGGCAATTCGCCCAGAATCCGTAAACTGCTGAATGATACATGCAAAATCAGGACCTCCCTCATAATCGGCCAGCCAAATCGGATACTTAGAAAGTAAATCTTTCGAATACCAGTTCTTATAATAATCACCATTGGCATAAACACCCGGTTTATATCCCTGAGATTTCACATAATTACAGAAGATCTCTGTGAATTTATTGCATTCGTTTTTTCCTAAAGTAACTCCTGCTTTTTTGGCTTTGAGAACTGTATCACCCTCAAAATCGGCAAAAATGTATATGTCCTTTCCAAGTCCTGCTTTTTTAACCTGTGAAACACAAAACTGAGCTTCGGCGAGTGCCTGTGTTTCACTGAGCGCATAAATGAAATGGTATACCCCTATAATAGGAAGGTTTACCGCCTTGCATTTCTTTACATACTCAAAAAATCTTGTATCAGTTGTTTTACGATAACTTGATCTCAGGATTACAAAATCAATTCCGCATTTCTTCACTTTACCGAAATCGATAGATCCCTGATGATAACTGACATCAATTCCTTTTTTCATTCAATCATCCTTTCGAATGGTATTTCGCTCTACGAGCTTTATTCAACGCTTCATTACGTCTGGTTACAGCACTACTGCTCATCTTCTTGCCAGGCGAGTTTTTCGCATTGCAAACGCGTATAAGAGTTAATAATCGGTTTATATGCCATCGATCAAATTCCGCCGGAATCCCCTGAGCAATCATCCAGTAATAAATCAGTTCACTGGTAATTGTCTCGTTAGTGTTTTTTCGAGCCGATTCTTTTCGGAAAGTTGTTGCAGTCATAGGATCGTTTATGTATTCTGATATATCTTCAATTATTTTCGAATCTCGACTTATTCTTTCATATACTTCCTGCGGAACATTTTCGGTAATGGTCATACATTTTATATAATCTATAATTTCCGCCAAGGTTTTATCTTTCTTGGAAAAGAAAGGTTTATGCCACTTGGCTTCCCATTTTGATAGAGAAATAAGAGAATGCTCCAGTTGTAAATGCCATTCTTTGAATTCTGGAGAAGATACAAATTCTCCCTTCTCGTCATTCCACATTTCTGCGGCCGGAACAATTACATCAAGCATTTTATCCCTCCATAATTTTCCTACTTATCAGGCTTCTGGAAACTGTTCGGCTACAAATTTATCAGCCTCAATTTTGGCCTGCTCTCTGATGTCGGCTGGTAACAGTCCGTTGACAAACTCTGCAGCTGCTTTTGCATCAGTCGCAAGCTCCATAAACAGAACGGAATATGCTTCGGTTTCTGCGAAAGCTCTGGAGATTTCCGGGCTCTTCATGAATCTTCGACCATCGGCACTCTTCTCACCATAAGCTTTGAGAACCAGATCTTTGAAATACTTAATGATTTCCGGCTCATTGTTTGCAGCTACAATTCTTTTAATAGTGGCATCCAGACCGCCTACTGTACTCAGCTGCATTTCAACAATTTCCGCTTTGCTAAAATGAAAATAAAAATCTTCAGTTCTTTTTACTCCATTGTAATCCTCATATGAAATAGTTTTTTTGAACATAATTTCTCCTTTCTCATTTAAAAAAAGAGGCCCTGTATAAACTAGAGCCTCTTGAAATCGATCTTAGATCAGTCTGTCACTGTTGCAAGAATTGTTTTTACTTCATCCGGTAACGGAAGACGTGCTTCAGTGTCTGTGTCACCATACAGAACTTTTTCGATAGCCGCCATCTTCTTTGCGCTAAGTTTAGTGGAATCAAGCACTAATGTAGCGGTTGGCTTGAAACCGTCGACTTCTACAGGTGTAGTGGAAACTTCCCATGACATTGTAGCAGCCTCAGGACTGTCGTTAACTGAACTGTAGTCTGCTTCAGACGGCGCTGCGAGACATCCATACACAAGATGGATCTTATAACCGTGAGCATTGTTATCTACATCATTACCGATGATTGTCTGGTAAGACAAACCAAATGTTTTATGATCCTGCTGACCTAACGAAACACCTTCGACGAGTTCAGCTGCTCCGATACATGGTTTAAATTCATCCGGATACATATAAGCCTCAATTGTGGCTTTGAATTCCTCGGCAGACAGAATATTGAGATATTTAATATTGTCTGCATACATAGCATTTGCTTCAGCGCCTTCAGGGGATTCATTGATGGCTGTAAGACCATTCCATGCCGTACCTTTTGGATACGCAGAACCTTCCTGAGGATATACGACGCCTTTGCTTACACCTGTCTCGTAAAGTCTTTCGCCGACTTTATCCCATACAAGTTTGGACATATTAATCCTCCTTAAAAATATAATGTCAACACATCGTGATAGAGATTTTCAGATTTGTATGATGTATCATAAGCACAATATGGAAGCATCAATAATATAGAGATGACTTTGTTGTCAGGTTTCTTGTCAATCACTACCACGCTGTATTTGTTCATAAGTAAATAGCCAGTATTGTTAGCACTGACTTTTTTAACGCTACTCCTGGAATACACTATTGCTGGGTATTCCATTTTGACTGATTCTGGTGGTTGGAAGTAAACATGCCTACAACCGAGCATTTCTTCTAACTTACTCTGCAGTTCCAGGCGAGTTCCCATTCCAAACACCTCCTATAGACAAGATCATCCTGGGGTATTGGAGTTCGACATCAGTCACTTTCCATTTCGTCCCCAGGATATCGACATATGCTACATAAGAATGATTCTCGAAAGCAAATGGGTCAGCCAAGATGCTCAGAACATTCGCTAGATTGAGATTGTCGTTAATCTCCCCTGAACTCTGACGCTTCCAACGGTTGCTAGTCATATCACCGTAATACTCATGCTCTTCAACAGTGCTATCCCATACCCCCGGTTCAATCTCCCTTACCGGAAGAGTGAATCCTATCTTGCCGAACCATTTACTCATATCGATTCACTCCTTAATCATTTGTCAGACTTAACTGTCGCAAGTTTGGCTGTTGTGGCTGTAGCAGAATCTGTCGTCACATATGTAACAGTCGCTACATTTCCCGCAACTGCACAGCTGACCGGTTTATATAATGTACCGGCAACATCGATCATAAGTCCTTTGATATACGCATCCTGCAGCTCAGCGCAAGTCACTTTGTTCTTACAAGCAGAATCGTAATATGCATATGCATCGTTTGCTTTTCCGTAAACTTTTCTCACTGCGACATTCACGTCGTCAGCGACTGGACGAATTTTTTCGATCATGACTTATCCTCCTTATATAGTTCAGACTGCTGGCTCCTCAAGAGCGATAGCGGAACACACCTGAGTAAGCGCACCGGAGACTCTTGTCTCAAGCATGTATTTGTAACGGTTGAAGTCCATATCGAAATCTTCAAACTTGGTAACTTCGCCACCTTTAGTGGAACCAAACTGATAGTCTGCCAGATTTACAAACAGACCAAGCAGTTTTCTCTTTCCGTTGGAAGATGTTCGCTCAAGCCCCTCAAACTGCTCAACAGTCTGGATGGATGCAACATTGAGTGCCGCAGCAAGATCAGCCTTGGAATCGTAGATACGACGACCATTGAGATCTCTAGCCAGAAGCATTACGTTCAGCATGTGCGGTGTACAGTACAGATCCGGTGTACCTGTGCCTTTGAATTTTTCTCTGGAGTACAGTGCAGCTTCGATCGTAGCCTCTGCCTTGATATAGTTCTCGCTGAAGTTTGCTCCAGTGTTGGTACCCTGCAGTTTGGTTTTGGCTGCTTCGAAGTCAACGTCCTGATGGATGCAGTACAGCTCATCGTCATGCCAGATGGAACGAATATGATCTTCATGGATTTTGTCCGGATCGCCATCTTCACGGCCATCACCGACAAGCGCTGCCATAGCCAGCTCTTCATTCAGAACGTGTTTCATCATCTTCCACTGATAAGCAACTACATCGAAATCAGTGATGTCCATGACGTCATCACGATGCATCTGATCTTTGATATACACAGTCTGTGGATCTGTAGTACGGCTGAGAAGCTTAATCTTAGCCATATCTTCTTTGTAATTACCCTTCTTCTGATAACCTTTGGCTCTCAGCTCAGCGATGCGAGCATCTGCCTGGCGGGTACGAATTCTGCTGTATGGAGATTTATGAATTTTAGACATTACGGAATCAATCCATGTCTGATCTCTTTCGAGAGTATCCGGCTCACCTTTCTTCAGCAGCTCATACTCTGGGAACAGGGCTTCTACCTCGTCGTCAAATACGCCGTGAGCCAGTGTCTCAGCATTTTCTTCCGCAAAAATCTCCATGGCCTGTTTAAGGCTTCCAACATTGCTCTGTTTTGCCATAGCGATGATCTTCTGTTCATCAGAATGACTGAGTACAGTGCCCTGGTTTGTATCTTCATTGTCGAACACGTTATGTTTCACTACATTTCCTCCTTCTCCATTTTCTTCAAGAGCCATACCGATAACCGCTGCTACGGCATCTGTCTGCTCTTCGTTAAGGGTTTTAAGGATATCCTGGATTGTCTTTTCTCCAGATTTACTTTCTTCTTGCTTTGTTTCTTCGTTTTTGGTCTCTTCCGCCAATTTCGAATCTCCTTTCTTTTCTTCTACATCGGCCGAGTGATAGAGCATAATATGCTCATCCCAAGATGCCTCAAGCTCTTCTTCACCGTCTGCGCTATGTGCCATAACAAAATCCACGTAAGCACCGGGATTTGCTCCAGCCAGTACAAGACTGAGCTCCCTGATGTTTCCGTGAATTACGTCTTTTCCAATATGTTTTAACTGATTAGCCCAGATAGACAGCGATCGTACATCTCCATTCTGGACGAGTTTCTTTGCGGTCTGCCCCTGTTCGGTATCATTAAATACACCGTAGGCATATACGCCGTCTTCTCTGTTTTCAAGAACCGCATGTCCCAACACGGCATTCGGATCATTATGTTCATGATTCCAAACAAGCGGAACTTCGCAACCGTCATTCTCTTTGAACGCATCTTTTCGAATAGTTCGACCGTCACCACAGAGCAAATCATTCCGGGTGGCGTAACCACTGAAATCGCAATTAACCATTTTGACTGTCTCCTCCTTCTTCGTTTACTTCGGTAGCATTTGAAGTCTGAGGTATGTCCTGTTTAGCCTGACTAATGTTACTGTTAACTAACTCATCTGCTTTTGGATCTTTAGATGGCTGCATACCAACGATCTGTCTGATCTCATTAGAGGTCATGATTTCGTTTCGAGTGAACTTATCAGCAATTTCTGCGATATCATTGACTGGAACCAGTCGGAATGGATCTCTGAAATAGACAATAGACTGTAACTGCGACCGAGCGGTCTTTGTAAGAAATTTTCGTTTTAATTCATCTACAATGGCTGAAATTATAGGTTCCACAGTGCGGTTCGTATAATTCAGCATCGTTTTTTCATCAGCGGTACCATCAAGCACCGACTGTGTAATACCTAACTGGCTATAAACCATATTGGTAAGGTACTCAACCTGTTTCAACAGATTATTTTCCAGCGAACGGTTTAACTGAGTAATCTTTTCTGTTCCATCTGTATACGCAATGCCATACTGAGAGCCAGCCAACTGCTCAATAATATCCTTTCGCCTGCGCTCAGCCTGCTCACGTCGGGTTTCTGTCTTTATTACATAAGGAAGCTGAATAATCAAATCCAGTTTTCCGGACGCCGTTTGTTCATCTGTCACATCCAGCAAACTGAGTTTTCTTATAAGACGCTGCATAGTTGAGTTATATTCGTTAACCACTGCATACAGTGGATTTTCAATAATGGCCACCTGGCTTTTAGGAAGTAAAATCTCCTCTTTTTCGCCGGTTCGATCATTATATAAACGGACCCTTACCATATCGGGATACCATTCAGTAATTTTTCCGGTCCGCATAGAATCAATCTGGTATGAATTTGAGTTTTTTGGATCAATGGTGGTTTCAACCGGAACCAAAGCTACACATCCCTCATCCAGCATCGATAGCACGGCATCTTGAATAAATGCTCGACCTGTCTGATCCTTATTGGCTTCCAAGGTCAGACAGTTGTTTAATCCGGAATCGATATCTTCCACATAACGACCGTTTTTATCCAGTCGGCAATGTTTGATACTTACCGATGATACGTCAAGGGCGATTCTGTTGAATATGGATGTCGCTATCGATTTTTCATTTCCTCGGCTAAGCCGTGGCCTATCCGGACGTGAAGAATATCCTGGACCGGTGATTATATACTGTGTCGGATCACGACTGGTGAAAGCATTCCAGGCATGTGCAAGCCTAGTGCTTAAATTTAATGACATAAAATCTCCTTCTTAGTTAGATGAAACTAACTGATGGGTAAAAATTTTCATTATTACAGATCAACTGCCTCAATTTCAGCTCTGGTTTCTAAGCAGCGAATATATTCTCGCATATAGCGTTCCTGTTCCAGAAGAAGCGGTTTGGGACAGGTTGGCTCAAAGTCAAGAGTTCCGGCATCCCATTTAACAAGCATTTTATGTAACTTTTCATAGCGGATTTTCACCTGCTGATATTCAGCTTTAAACCGGTCGTTGTAGTCAGAACTGTTCATAAGCTCGATGGTATCTTTTAATTCCATATCAATTCTCCTTTATTCAAAAGCTTCTCTGTTCAATTTGAAAGCGACAAAAGCATCCATCATAGCCGCAACAGCATCAATTTTTGCTTCGTGTCGCCGTTTCAATAATTTACGGTTTCCATTCGTGTCCTCTATAGCTATACAGTTCCCCATAGTAAAGGACATTAATGCCTCATCGAAAATAAGCATTCTCTCTTCAGATAACTTCTTCAGCTCACCAAGCGGGACCGATTCGGTCTTAGCTCCCTGGATGACTTTTTCAATTCCAAACGGCCCATTCTCCCGTTCCCACCTCTCCACGAAGTCTCTGGCATTATACGGGTCATATCCCAAACAACGAACGTCGTATTCTGCTTCGGCTATGAAATTGTCAAGATCTTCATACACCTGCATCATGTCAAGAATATTTCCGGGCATAACAATGAGACTGCCCTCTTTCATAAATTCGTTGTATTTGATTCGCATTGCTGTGGGAAGTTTGCTCAGAGTGAGCTCGGATATGTAATTTCGGGTTTTTATACCGAAAGCACCATTCGATAATGGGAATAAAAATGTGAAAGAGCAGAAATCGTCTCCCTGGGATAAATCCGCGCCCATGGAACAAGGCATCTGCCAATACTCTCTCTTCCTGTGAGGGAGAGTTTCTTCGTATGTGAAATAATACGTGTATCCCTCCATTGGGATACCAAATCGTTTGGCAAGGATGTCGTTGCGGACTGCAGGATTGTTTTCAGCTCGTTCTACATCCAGCTGATAAGTTTCATAAGTAACCGTCTTTCCGAGATTCGGGTTTGCTTTAATCCATTTATCCGGATCGTTAACTTCATCAATGGAGTCTAATTTATACCACCAGATAGAAGTATGAGGAGCTTTATACTCACCTTTGAGTATTTTCATTAACTCCATTTTGATCGTGTCGCCAGATCCATTACGGACAGTTCCTTCTGAACTGATAGCTACAATAAGGTAATCGTCATTTGAACCACCACTCTGCTCTTTTGCGGCACCCTGTTCCAATGCACCGATAACGTCCTCCCGTATATCGCCGGAAAGCCATTCATCAACGGTCGCTATCTTGACACGCAATCCCTGCAGTTTGTCAATGGACATAGGTCTGACTTCCAAAAGTGATCCTGTAAGAAAATTCTGAATTCCCTTTTTTGTTGAAGCCAGTTTAACACGATTCGCTTTAGATCCAGTCGTGTTCTGGAGTGAGCCCTCAGTGAGGAACTTATATAACGGTCCTCTTGCTCTGGTGATAGCAGTTCGAATCGGTGACATGACCTCTTCAGCCTGAGGCATGGTCGGGGCAGTTGTAACCTGATGCGTTGTTGCTGTATTAACATTCAATTCGTAATTCTGCAGACAAGACGCATACATGGATTTTGCCGCGCCCCTGGCCACAATCAGATACTGCTTGGTGATCAACCTCTTCTTGATCCGTCTTATCTCATAGTGGCCGCCGCTACCCGTTTCTGACGGAACAAAAATACTTCTCTCGATAAAGTAATACCATCCAAAAATTTGTTCGGCCCACAATTTGAAAGAATCGAGGAGATATAGATCACTACCATCGGTCAATGTAAGCTCATTCTCGCAATAGTGAATAAACCCCTCAACAGCCCGATTGTCATACCAGTATCGTGGATTATCAATGAGTTGATCAATTCGGTTCATCTCAAGAGATACTTCTTCACAAACTGGGATTTCTCTCCTGATTACGGCATCTCGAAACATGCCATAATACTTCGGTACGGCGGTGTTCGATAATGCCATGTTCTAATTGCTCCTATTTTTTCTTATTATTGGTATACACTTTTAAGTCGTCATCAAATCCGAATTTTCGATTAGCGGCATCCGTAAGCTTTGATTTTACAACTTGCTTGGCCACATCAGTTGCCGCTGGAGCAATTATATCCTTTGTTACTTTATCAATGAATGCTCTTCCTTTGGACACTTGTTTGGGGCTCAGACTTCGAAGTTCTTTTTCCAGCTTGATGCGATTAATCTTGCTACGGATTTCATCATCAGACATTTCACTGATACTCTTCTGCTTCGGTTTTTGAATTGACGATTTTTTAGTCGGATTTTTTCTTAACTGTTTTCCGGTAAGCCGTGTATACTGTTCTTTCATTTTCTTAGCTTTCTTCTGACCGGATCGATTAAGACTCCCGTCTTTATTCTGATGGCGTCGAACTCCCCATTTCTGACCTTTTACGCCATGATGGGCTAAGAAATCAGTTTCCATCTATATCACCTCCTCGCTTTCTGCTTCCGAATTCAATCTCCACTCAAGTTCGTTGATCATTCGATTCATACTATCGGCTACAACAGAAGTCGTCGGAGGATCAAATAACATTTTCACTTTCATTCCAATATAAGACTTCGTTGCCTCAAGGTTCTTATCGGATGGAAGAAAGTCCCTCCAGATGGCTGTTTTATCTGAAATAACAAAACCAGCTACGGGACCTACACCAAGCTGCTTCAACACCATAAGCACCGAATTAATATGCATGACAATCTGTTGATCAAAAGCGGTATACTCTTCTTGAATACCAAGCTGTGCTTTTATTGATGTCAGAATACTTTCATTCATCAGGCTACCTCTCTTTATTTCTTCCATGGACAAGTGTCGTTTCTATGCCGTTCTACAGGATCGCTCCATAATATAGAGTCATCTCCGTAATGAATTGCGTCATGGGTTCTTTTAACGGTACAAATCAGATATTCTGGATTCAGCAACAAATCACTTCTCTGAAGAATATCCTGTTTCGTAATTGGATTCATGTGGTGGACAAGGATTTTGCTATAAATCTCTCTCCCTGGAATTCCAAGGTCACATCCGCTGTCCCGTAAAATCACCTTATCTCTCACTGATAACCATTCTGGAGATTTATAAAAAATTTGATTCAAATATCTATCGAACCCGAATGTCTCCTGACCAACTACACCTCCAATACGAAGATACTTGTACCGTTCTTCGAAAGTCTGGAATGTGATTAGTTCAGAATATGTTTTAATACTCATCCGGATCACCTGCTCCACTATAGTCACGCATGGCTCGGAGAACTTCTTCATACACGACTTTTGTTTCAGCACTCTCTTCCAATGCTTTTGTTTTCGCTCTCAGAAGCTTATTCTCTTCTTCAAGTTTCTCCCGTTCAAGTCTTTCTCTCTCTGATCCCAACTTCAAAAAATGTGTTATAACCTGAGAAGAAGCTGTACCCTCAAGCATCTGCCTTTCTGCGCAATCCATCGCAAGAGATATCATCTGGTTTTCTTTTGCTTCCGGCGTAAGTGGAGGACGCCGTTCAGTTTTACTCACCTTTGGCATCGTTTACGCCTCCTTATAGATAGTTATCATTAGCTATTCAATTGACATTGATGATTTTATGCTGTCTTTAGAGGAATTTACAAAACCTATTGATTATCGGAGGACCTAATATGAAACGGTACAAATCTTGAAAGGAGAAATACACACGGCTTAAATGTCTTTGTAGTTCTGTAAATCCCTCTGAAGACAACATAAAAAATATAAATTGTTTCCAGAAAAATCCCGCCGGAGATTTTTCGAAGACCGGCGCGATGCAGGGAGGGGGTGCTTTTTTAGCGACCCTCCCCCTATGCTTTGACATCGGATTACACCGGGGCAGCGCCTAAATCCAGCGCAACTTTCGAATTTCGCGGAACTTTTTTGTAAATATTCAAGAAATCAAATGATATTAACTCATCAATTGCTCGATTATGTTCATCATTGACTTCTTTTTCAGTCATATCATCTGAATAATTGGAAATACGATCCAGTTTTCCGCAAGTGTTGTAACCTTTTTCAGTATCGAACAAGTACCAAAGAGTGAACTGTTCGAATGGATTGTAAGGATTGTCAAATGTTGTTAATCTGAAATCATCCATTTAACTAATTCGCTCCTTTCAAATACTTTGAAACTGTTGATGTTGAAATTCCAAGTTTATCAGCAATTTGCTGAATTGTATACGAAGCTGACATTGCTTTGATTCTGTTGATTTTAGCCTGACTTAAAACTTTTGTTTCTTTTGGCATTGCTCTTTGTCGTAATGAATCCGGATCACAATTATTAAGAATACGTTTTAATACAGACTCACTGACCGCGCCTGCCTGTATAGCTTCCCATTCTCTATCTGTGATGACAATATTTCTGTCTCTTCTTGAAACAGAACCAACCTCTTCTCTTGCTTTAGTAAGAGCCTGCTGACTTGCTTTCTTGACATCCTTAGGTTTAAGTTTAACACCTGCTTCTTCAGCGGCTTTCTGTTTTCTCTGTACAGTAGCATTAGCCATACGCTGGGCAGCTCGTTCACGAGGCGTATTTGATTCAGCGATTGTCAATTTTCTTATAAGACTATCGTACTCCTCCTGATACTTCCTCTTAGCATCCTTACTGTAGGCTATCTTACCGGCTTTACTGGACTCAAGCCTTGCTTTGTTGGCCATAGCTTTCATGCTATTAGCGTAATCAGCATACACAAGTTCCATTGGATGTCTATACTTAGATACCAAGGTCATAGCGTCATCGGTTTCAGACATACGGTTACTCTTATCGGTACGCTTCTTAGTTACCTCCGTTACCTCGCCAGTCTTCTTATCCACTTTCTTGACAGTATAGGTAGCATCGTCAGCTTTCTTGTAGATAAGAGCTCCGTCAGGTCTGGATGGATCATACCATTCTTTACCCGGGAGGTTTGGTTTAGGAGTTCCCTGTCGCTTATCAACAGTAACTTCTCCTTTGGCTCTGGAAATAAGGGTGGATGCACCGCCGTATTTGATCTTTCCGGTCTCGTCGACCTTGATCTGATACTTCTGTTTTAACGCCTGAATGTTATTGTCTTTTTCACTCTGTTTGTAATCCAGATGATGTTTTTCAGCATCAATGACAACCATACTGTGTCTTACAGCACGAGCTAATTCATCATCAGTAGCTCCGATGATAGTCATATCGGTAATCAGATTAGAGATTTTACCCATCTCAGTGTCGGTTTTCTTCATGAGTTGGTATTCTCTGCCGTCTCGATACCAATGTTCTTTACCATCAGATCCAGTCTTCTTCTCACCTTGATAATTCATCTTAGGATCGAATCCCTCGAGTCCTTCAAGAGGCGGACGACTGGCAATCTTAACCTTTCCGGCACGATCATGAGTAGGGATACACATTACGGTGTCGCCATCGAAGTCAGCTCCAGATAATCGTTCAGCAACTTTACTGTTGATACCAATCGCGTCGATGGAATCCTTACCAATCATCTTGATAGCATCTTTGTTTTTGTTGTTGACTGTACAGATAGGAATCTCAAATGTACCACCATGAGGATATCGAACAAGGGCAAGCTTACTTCCATCAGGATATCCTGGAGCATATACTTCTTTCTCACTCAGAGATGTGACAGGTAGAATAACATGGTATTTCTGACCCGGTAATGCGGCTGCTTTAAGATGTACGGCTGCTGAGTCACAACTGCTTGCGAATTTATCAAGATAATATTTCTTCACAGTCGGATTGGTCAGAGCCATGATAGCTTCATATTCTGCCTGCTTGTCTGCTTTAGCGATGCCAAGCTGTTTTTCTGCCATAGCTTTTGACTGTTTGGATAAGAACTGAGATGGTAAAGCATCTTTCCATTCGGTCCAATCACCTTCATCAGATCGCTTATTAATAAGGCCGAGCTTCTTCTTACCATTTTTGTCGGTATACCAATACTGCCCGCCTTGATCGGCATCTTTAATAAGAGAGCCGAAGGGGTTGTCCGGATCTGGTTTCACATCTTTGAGAACCTCCAGTTTTGGAACACTTTTAGATTTATTGGTGTTGAATATAACATCGACTCCTGGCGGAAAATCTTTATCATCTTTGTAGACTGCCATGCCTTTGATATATTTCTTTCCGTCAACCATGATGCGGACCTGAGAATATTTGGATTCGCCAAGCGACAGATCCGGTACATTTCGCCTAAGTTCAACAGTTCCATCTCGATCAATGCCGCCATCTTCTTTATAACGAATCATAAGACGCTTGGAATCTAAGCTTTCAGGATATGTGAATTTCTTTTCATAGGTCTTCCCATCATCTCTGGAAATATAATCAGTGACTGTCTTGACATTATCAAAATCATAGATTGCACTATGCGGTGTTCCTGGTTTACAAAGAACTCTCTGAGTCGTCATCTGACCTTTATTTGTGACCTGTGAGAATCTACCTCCATAAACCTCATAGCCTCCTTCAGCCTGTAATATAAACAATGCCTGATCCAGTTTTTCTTTTGTGATTTTCAGATCATTGTTTACACCGGCACCGACATCAACCATGCCTTTTTTATCAACCTGTTCTTTCAAGAATTTGGCCGTGTCTCTGGCCTGTTTCATTCTTGACTCGGAATTTGGATCAAGGAGTGATCGAACAGATGATTCATTAATTCCCATTTTTCGACCAATCTCAGAATTATTCATTCCTTCTTTGTCTCTGAGACGTTTGGCTGTGGCAACCATATCTGATCTACGCTCGTCTTTTGCAATCGCATACACTGTTCGGAAATCGGTAGAATTGTAACCAAGTGATTTAGCAATCGCATTATCACCAGTCCATTTCTTACCGTTTTCATCAGTATATGTAAAACCAGATTTTCGCATCTGCTCCACACGACCTAAGAAGTCACGTGAGCTCTGATATGGATCTTCACCTGAACCCCAAGGGTATCGTCCGGAACGACGAGGCATACCATAATGAGCCAGATATTCCTCATCTGTTATGGAGGCCGATCCTAAATATGATTCGATTTCTTCTGCTATCGGATTCATCGGTTACGCCTCCTCTGCATCACATTCTGCAAGTATCTTGTCGAGATGAACAATCTTATCCATAATCGGCAGAATATCTTCTGCAGTTGGGTTGAATACTACTACCTCGTCGTTCTGGTAAATACAGAGTTCAAACTCGATATCACCTGGTCTGATCTTATATTCCAGACAGAATAACGCTGCATACACCTCAAGCTGTTCCATATGCACTGGACCGACGCCAGTCTTTAAATCATGGATTCTGAGCTTATTATTCCGGAAACAAATCGCATCAGCAGTTCCGAAGAATCTGTCTGAATAATATAAAACAACCTCTGTGCTCATACGAAAACCGATAGCATCGTTTACATATGCGTACAGGGTTTTCTTCGAGCGAGGCTGCTTAATACCCATGTCAATAGTTTCTTTTGCCCATGCGTGTAAGCGTGTGCCAAGTTCTGCAGCTTTCTTGTTCTGTCGAACTGTGATTGCTTTCTCATCACTATATCTCAACCATACTGGCTGACTTGGGCTAAATGGTGCGTGAAGTCCACTAAGCTTTGAATGATTCACGAAGTTCATCTAAAACATCCTCCTTATTTTCTGGGTAGATAAATCGTGAAAATGACATGGTGTTCATTTTTGCAACATAGTAATCCTGGTTCGGACGATGCGGTGCCGTAGCACTTTTCTTAACTTCCAGAGTCGCCCACTTGTCTTTGTATAAAACAAGAAGATCGGGAACGCCCTGAATATCGCTCGAATCCAGTTTGGTTACAATGCAACCAGGAAATATAGCTCTAAGCTCTTTTTTCAAATCTGCCTGAAACTTATTTTCTTTCATGAACTCTTTCTCCTTTCATAGAGATGGACCCTCTGGGACTTGAACCCAGGACTACCGGCTTATGAGACCAGCGTTCTACCGATTGAACTAAAGGTCCATAAAAATAAAAAGATAATACATTGACCGATTTTGGCCGATATATTATCTTCTCCCTATAAAAGGGGATGTTATTTTCACGTGTGAGTATTTCGACACAGTGGTTAAGTTATGCGTTTGAAATGATAACCTTTGTGTGACACTCGATTGTTTTGCTGTTTCAAAATATCTTTAATGGCCGTCGGACTGCCCCCGATGTCTTTAGCACATTTTTCTACGGACTCATACGTTTTTCCGGTTTCGATAATCTGTATTCCAATTCCTGGACGTCCTCGCTGATCCGTGCGGACTTCAGATTCTTCACCGGCTTTTGAAATATGGAACCCATGGCAAGTACAATATCCTTTACTGCCATTCACAACTCTGCTGACGCAGGACGCATTGCCGCCAATCGCATCAGCACAAGCTTTGATAGAATTAAATTCTTCACCGGTTTCTAGTATCTTTACCGGAACGCCGTTTCGTTTGGTGTCAAATTCCCCCATAGAATCTCTCCTTTCTGCACCAAAAAAGAGCGCCTGTAAACCAAGCGCCCTCATGGGTTATCTGTACATATGCTCAATATAGATTAGATCTTCAATCCTGCAACCTAATGCTTTGGCAATCAAAAATAATCTATCGAGAGTTGGAGAAGTCACTCCATTCACATAGTTACTTATAGTCCCAACCGATATGCCAGTTTCTTCAGACAAGTCATCATATGTGAAGCCTTTCCGCTGCATCATGGAATATAATCTTATATGTGCATCCATATGAAATTCTTTAAGACTCATATCGTCCCAACTATTTGGGAGTCGTCTTCGTGTCTGACGGTAATTGTCATAAATATACTGCACCCCATTTTTCATGGTGATCAGAATATCATAACGACTCATCTGTTTGATATCGGCAATCTCGTCAAAGTCCGGATTGAAGTAGTCCAAGAAATCCTGCCACAGATAATCATCGTCAATCCACTGTTTTCTTAATTCGCTCATTTCCGTCACCTCAATCAATAAGTTGAATAAATGGCGTTAATTCTTCAATGTTGCATCTCAAGGCATAGCTTAAATTCATAAGTGCCTTCAACGTAGGCATACGCTGACCTTTTAAATATTTACAGATTGACTCCCTACTCAAATGACTCCTTCGTGCCAGCTCACTTTGATTCATATGTTCCGATCTCATAATGTAATCCAAGTTGCCTGCAAACGATTCAATAAGCTCCTGTTCAGTCATAGATTCTCCTTTCTTTATTGTACGTACAATAAATGGTGGTACTGTAGTACAATGCATATTAGCTATACGAAAAATTCAATTTTTTAAATAAATAAGATAGCTAATTAGATCGGTACCACAGTACCATGATGAAAATAGCCTAAAATGGCTATTTTTAGCCTATTTTGGGATAATTTCCGACTTTTTGTACGTACAATAATTCAATATGCTGATTTTTTGTACGTACAATTAATCCCATTTCATAAGTTTTCGGTACTCCGATTTGATGCCATCTCTCACGATTTCAGACACATTTTTTCCAGTCTGTTCGCTAATATATTTAAGTGTACTGGCATCTCCGATGGACAAACGTACATTTAAACGATAATCTTTAGAGATTTCTTTCTTCGGTCTCCCTTTCTTTTTACTCAATTTTATTTTCCTCCGCTCCACAGTCTTTTATTACAACCATATTTCTACGATTGTAATCGTTGACAATATCATAGGTACAATCGGGTGGTAATACTAATACCTTATTGTTTGGCGCGTTTAAATCTTCGTACAGTTTCTTCTGCAATTTCGCAATATCTTCTGACGAACGCCTCACGACTGGCTTTACAACAAATATCATCTAACTACCTCCAAACCTTCCCGGTCCGTTTATCCTTAACTACTATCCTCTCTTCAACATGAAAATCTGCAGCGTCACAAATGGCAAATATAGCGGCGAGTAATTTATTGAGTCGTTCCTCTGAATCGTTTTCTCTACGTTTGTACCTATTTGCTTTGTCCACCGATGATACAGCATCAGCGTTCATAATAGCCTGATATGCGGTAGGGTCCAGACAACCAGACCCATTCCGCTTTAAATCACTTTTCATTATTATTTGAAATATCCTCCATATCTATCTGCGCTGGCTCTAACCGGATTCCACCATATTCCCATAGATCTTCTTTGAGCTTATCCATATCCAATTCACCGTCTTCCCAACGTCCGTAATATTCCAGAACTTTATCCACGAATCCCGGAAGTCGTTCACGATATGATTTAGGCCAATAGTGATCCATGAGCACTTCTAACGGCAGAGTGAGAACCAACGCCAATACAGTATTAACAGTTTCTTCATAAACATCTTTCTTAGTCTCGGCAATCTTAGCCCCGATCTTTTCCTGAACGATAGCATCCAGCTGCGCCTGAGTCAGGTTGTAGGTCACGGTATGAGCTTTCTCCTGCTCTCGCTTCATACGTCTCATTTCTGCTCTATTCATTTTCTGCTCTCCTGAGAATTTCTCCGTCCATACTACACCACTGAACCTTATCCGATAAAATATCTTCCGAATTCGCTTCTGTGAATAATTCTGAATTACATGTGGATACAAGTTCAGATAGTTCACCTGCTTCAAACCCCTCTTCCGGAATAATCATAACTTCATGAATGGACGACGGGAGAACATAATCTCTTATTTTTTCACCATCTTTATCAGTTAAATATTCCATCGCCGTAGACCCAACCATCCATGATAAATCATACAGTTTCTCAAGAGCTTCTTTTACGGATACTTTGTCATCACTCATTGTTCTTTCTCCTTTGGACAATCATATCCCGGCTTGTTGATATAACGGTCTTTTGTAATATCATTTCCGGTTGTAACGTCAGCAAGACCGCCTTTTTTTAAACAGTCGTGGAAATGCTCGCAGTTATTGCAATATACATCGTCCTCTTTAATCCAAGGAAATGGCTGAGTGAAACGTTTTTCTTTAATCGACTGATCTGATCCGATGGAAAGTCCGGTAATCAACTCAGAATAAGGCAGCGTTTCAATCCACTTGCAAACCTCTCGCCACTCGTCCAGCTTATGATTCTTTCGCTGTCTGTAAATATTCGCCAACACCTCATAGTTCAGCATAACATTACGAGTCTGGTTATAACTGCTCGGAAGAAGCTGAATAAGCTGCCACCAATCACCTTTGTTTTTATGATTTAAATAATCTTCCCTGGCAAAATTAAGAGATTTTATAACACCAAGTAACGCACCTAAATGATCAAAACCTAATTCGGCACACGATTCATCTTCAAAACGTTTATTATCATCTCTTCTCGTTGCCGCTCCTTTTGAAAATAAATGTTCACAGCTAAAATCCTCCAGCGTAAATTCTTTCTCCGCAATCTTGTGCATCGTACTGCAGGAGTTTGCAACTGTTCCAACCTTATAAGTATCAAATTCTTTCCACCAATACAACGGTGCCGTAATCCTCACATACACCGGCATCATTCTCATGTACTTCCGATGTTCTGTACCGGCGTTGGATAAGCGCTGCATAAGAGAGTGGTCGTTAGATCCAAGTTTTTCATCTTTTCTAAAAAATGAATCTTTATCACATAAATTCCTTTGATTATAATAACAATTCACGCATGATTCATCAGAAAAGCACGTATCACTCTTCTCCCAAGAATTCATAGGATTTCTCATTCCCTGAATAATAAACTCCATCTGCTCTGGACTCGCCAGAACTACATTTTCTAATTTGATCATCTTTAACCTCCTAAATTAAATAAACCAGCATTACAACATAATGTAATAACTGGTCTGTAACATAATTAATTTTGTTGTATCTAGCCTTTAAAGGATCAATCATCATATGTGTAATAAATATAAATGAAAGCTGCCAAGTCAATCCGAAGAAAACAAAGAATGGTAAACAGTACAACACACAATGTACAATCAAATGATACCAATTTTCTCCTTTTGTTTTTGCTATAAAATCAGTTTGAAGTGTATAGTCGCCTACCAAATGACAAAATATCAATACTATCATTACTTTAATCATTTTTTTTCTACTCCTTTCTTGCATTTTCTCACAAGGTTATCTGGAACATTTTCTTCGCCTACCATACACCAGTCAAATTCTCCATAATAGTACGGACAATCTTTACATTTTTCATCAATAAACATCTTTTTTTCTTCATTTCTTATCTTCATTTCTTTTCTCCTTTATTATCGGACAACACTAAATACGGACAATCAACACAATTCTCCTGCAGATAATCAGTGTGTTGAGTTCCGCCAGTTAACCCGCAACAACAATTGAAAGCTGCAATCCCAGCGTTTTCCATTTCCGAATAGCATTTATCATAGTCGGATATAAATATTTTTAGCACAAATGCCAGGATATAAATGAAAGCTAAAAAGATTAGTAACTTAATCATAAGCCTTCACCCCGCATTCTTCACCACAATCCGGACATCTAACAAAACCTTCAAACTCGTTCACTCCCGTCTGCTTATGCCCTACGTCTTCTTTCTGATAAGTAAATATGCAACTGCAATCAGGGCACACGATTCTCTTTTTATTTCCATGCTGTATTACTTGAATCATTTTCTTTATTCTCCTTTCATCTAATCGCTTCCTCCGCAATTTCGTTTTTAAGCTCTTTCGTCTTATCATCAAAGATTCCAACTATCGCATCGCGACCCTCTCGATAACCTTTTCTGTATCCACGCATGTACTCATCATGTAAAATCTTCGCGTTGACTGTAATTTCGCAAATATCAACTCCGCGATCTTCCATCATTTCGACAAGCGCAACAGCTTTAGATAATGTCTCTTTGCTTACGGTTATCTGGTAATTATCTACAATCCACGATGATATTGTCTGAAATATAAATTCATCCCTTGTTTCGATCATTTTCGTTGACCCATCATTGATGATATTCTCATACCTCATTTATTCTTCCCTTTCTCTCGGTATTTTGCATTTCGATTTCGCCAGTTTCTTCATTGTAATTCGGGCACTCTTCGTCATCTAATCGGAGGCAAGGCGCTGATTCGTTATCCAGTAAAACTTTAAGACCGCCAAATCTACAATCTTTGCATTTAACCATTTCCTTCTCCCTCCACTCTTAATATCTCCACAATTTTCAGTATGTCTTCTATCCGGCTGAGTTCTACTCCTCCGACCTTGCTGGCAGCTAGTGTCAGCATTGCGCGACAATCATCATCTCCAGCGATCCAAAAGTCTGGCCTCAAACCTGCCAATTTATTCCAACGTCCATATTTACCAATAATAATCACAGGGCGAATCAGACCGTCTGATATTCCTATTGCGTTTCCACGCCGTTCTTGTCTAATAGGAATCATACTGGATAAATATGAAAGTTCCGAATAAAGTTCTTCCCCACTATGATCGTGAATGACTATTTGTATCGGTTTCACTTTTTCCCCAACCTCCTTATCTAACCGCTTTCAAAACAATTTCATTTTTACACTGCGGACAAGTGATATACTTTACAGGTTTCCGATAAGTTTCCATGGTTGATGCGATACCTTTCTCATATCTGGTCTCTACATCTTCATTCTCATCATAGCTTAAAACTGCGCCGCACTTCGAACACTGAGCTTCTTTTAAATAACCTGGTTTGATGATTTTAATCATAAGATTTTACCTCACACTCTTCTCCGCAATCGGGGCATCCGACGAAGTCCTTAAAATCATTTATACCCGTTTGTTTATGTGCAATATCTTCTCTTTGATATGTAAATATACAGTCACAAGTAGGGCATACGATTCTTTTTCTATTACCATGCCGTATTACAATAATCATCTCAAATATCTCCTTCCGCTCTATGAAAACTCTTATCCTCTTCAAAACCTTCCGGATATCTGGCTTTAAGCTTATCGATGTTCATCCGCATGATATCGTCCAACGACCAACCTTTAGCCGTACAATACTCTGCGATAAACCAGAGAAGATCCCCAAACTCTTTCTTTACATGGTCAACTTCAAATGCATGTCCCTGATACATTTTCTGATAGATGGAGTGAATTTCTCCAAACATTCCATAAAGAGCGTGAATCTTCTGTTCTTCGAACGTCAAACCCTGATTGATAGTTCTGGCCGCCAGCTTCTGATACTCATTTCCTGTCATGATTATTTCTCCTTTCCGTAAGGTTTTCTTCTAAACCATTTCTCTGCTTCTTTATTTCTAAGTTCCGGTCTGCTCATAAAGCTTCGTTTAATCTCTCTATCCTGTTTAATACTTCTTTCATCTTTTCCTGGATTTGGATCTATCCATCTCATCTTGTTAGTTACCTCTCTCCTACAAATTTCTTCTAGTGTGGCAATCGCCAATCCAATTAAAATAAGGACAGCCGTTAAATCGACCGCCCCTAAAAATATAAACACCCATGTGAGCATATTACTCTCCTTCAACGCCGACCATTTTTCCGTCTGCGTATAAGATATTAGAATCTGGATTCCACATAACCATAGCTCGGTCGATGAATATACCACCATTCGGAACGCCAAAGTCACCGTATTTATTAACAACGAAGGTTGTCGTGTATTTAATATCAACTACATCTTTATCCTTAATAAACTCATTTACAGCTTTCGCCAGTGCCACTGAATCTCCATCACTTCCAAAAATTTTTACTTTCATTTCACTTTCTCCTTTTCTGCTTTTTTAAGTTTCTTTTCATCCGGCTTATAGCAAACCGGTTTCTCCGAGTGCTCGTTCATCGGAACACCCAAACATACATTGCACGGATCTTTCTCCTCATATAAATCCGCATATTCACATAACGGACAATACTTTGAGAAATTTACTTCTTTATATATGTATTCCATTTGCACCTCCTGTTCTACCCAGCTATCAGATATACGCTAACCATGATCAAAATAGCAAAAGCAGCTGCACCCACAACACATATGATCTTATCTTTAATATCCATATCATATCTGAATGCAAAAGTTATAAATATGCTCATGGTGATTAACAGCAAAATCCATCCTATTATTACGTTCGTTTCATTCTCCTTTCAAAATAACTTTCCCCGTTCTCAAGCTCTTCTGCACATCGATTACCCTCTGATTTGTACTGCCAGCCCAGTGATAAGTGACATCGGAAAGCTCATCTACGAATTCTCCATCTACCAAAATATCAATCCATTTCATACCAGGTAGATCTCGAATTTCTTCCCATAAATATCCGGTATACAACCAAACAGTCTTACCTGGCATATATTTCTTGATGTATTTCGCCAAATGAAAAATGGTGTCCCTATTCTCCGGATATAAAGGATCTCCTCCAGAAAAAGTGACACCGCTGATATAAGACTTATTTACTTTGCTATATAATTCCTGCTCAGCCTCCACGTCAAATATCAATCCGTCATGTGGATTCCAAGTCACAGGGTTTTGACACCCTTTACAATGATGATTACATCCGGCCACCCAGAGCACTGTCCGCAACCCATCGCCGTTCCGCATATCATCTGTGGTTATGTTATGATAGTTCACATGAAAACACCTCCTAAAAATATCCTTCTTGTTTTAAACTGGTGTAGTTGTCGTCACCAAGAATCGTCATGTCTTTAAACGAAACATCAATTAAGTCACCGATTTCAGAAATTGTTTTAGCTGCAGAAATATCTGTGACACTTGGGGTCGAGTCTCCGGAAGGATGATTGTGAACCAAGATAAATGCTGTCGCGTTGAGCATGAGAACTTTCTGCGCTATTCCACGTCTATCGATAACACTCGCGTTAACGCTGCCAACCCCAATCTCAATGAATGATTTAAAGTGCATTTTTGTATTCGTATCGCTTAGTGTCTCGATAGTCGGATATTAAATCACGTATTTTTATGACTGACGTAATAGCGATTACTGAAACAAGTGTAATTGAAACAAATACTCCGATCATGAAAAATATATCTTTTAAATTGTCATACGGTATCCAATTTATTTTTGGTATTTTTAATCCCATCCAGCAAACTTCCTTTCATTGAATTTTTTCTTCTTATTTAAGGCTTTGGTAATTGCCATATCTATTCCGGATCGGCTTTTGATATGGTAGTAATATAAGTCTTTGTACGGAGTGTTCATTCGATTGATTCTACCACTAGCCTGTTCCATGACTTTATAACTATAGTTCTGTGAAAAGAATACAATTGTATCGGTTTTGACACAATTCCACCCCTCGCAGCCTGCAGTATATTGAACCAAATATATCCAGCGATCAGAATCCGGCACCGGCTGATGAGCATGACCGCTCCATTCGGCTACCTCATATCCTATATATTCGTCATCGCTGAATAAGTGAAGTAACATTTCTCTTTCGTAATCGAAATTGTAAAATATAATAGCTCTAGGTGTTTTCTCCAGGATCTCCATTAATGTTACTACACGAGACTCGTCAGTATTCACTATTCTTCTCAAAACATAACAAAGCTGAGAAGCCTGTTGGATTGGTTCATCCTTAAAAGGGTCCCATCTATTTCGGTTAACATCCTTATATTGAGGAATATCGTACTTAGCATACACATCAATATGATGAGGAACCGTAGTCCTTTCGAAGTTCATATCAACCAGTATTCGATCCCTCAACCTGATTAATCTACCAGTGTTTAAATACCTCTCAATCTGAGGATACTTCGTAAATCGTGAATATACCACATGCTCTCTACAAAACTCAGTCTTGTTTTTGTAGAAACCATTTGCCACAAATACCGGTATGTAATCGGCCCAGCAGTCTCCGGGTGTTGCTGAAAGAATAATCCAATTATTCCCACGGGCAATCTTCTGAAATGCTTTTACCCAGGCTCCTGAACCACAGACTCTATCCTCATCAAATATAAAGAACGCTCCATGAATTTCAGCGTATTTCTTAATATTATTCCAGGAATCAATTACGATTTTTTGCTCAGGATATAATTTATTCTGTTCTGAATCTGTTGACATGCGATAATTCGCCAACTCTGAATCCCACTCATGCGAGTCACGCTTCATAGCCGTAGTGATAATATAAAGATCCTGTGGATTCTTCATCGGAACATAATTCTGATTAATGAAGCGGCCGCCATTCTCTTTGAAATAATAATAGAGACCTGTTCTTGATTTCCCACTCCCCACGCCGCCATTAAGAATACAGCCATTACGCATTTTATTCACAGCGTCTTTCTGATAATCCCTGAGAAAATCTTTACTCATTTTTTCGCCTTTGGTGTAATCAACTTTTTATAAAGTTCAAGAGCTTCTTCTCCATCGAAAGCATTTATAACATCGACGGCTTCGCGGGGTTTTTTACGCCCCACGATTAAAACTGTGCCGTCCTTACCCGCCGATGAATCAAAACCTATAATTAATGAATCACTGGTCTTTTTCATCGCTTTCTCCTTTCTTAGGAATCCACTTCTTAAATACATCATTGAAATATCCAGCATTATCAAAGAAGTATTTAGAAATCGCCATAGCCAGACCTTTCTCCGGATCAAATGTGTCATCCTTACCGCATTTTACAACGGTCTTAGCGCCATCACTCCAAAATACAATTGTAGCCGGATCATTGAATATAACATTTTTAATTCTGGACATAGCCTTCTGATATGGTGATAATACCGTAAGGCCCGTTCCGTATAGTTTGTTGATCGTAGCTTTCAAAGCGTCAGTATCTAAAGGAGGCACTGCCGGCGTAACATATTCAGCTCCGTCTGTTGTCATGTTAAGGATATCACTAACACAAGTTCTGCACGTTTCCTTACGGTCTTTATTTGCACATAAATTACAATAAATATTCATAATCATTTCTCCTTTTCTTCCAATTTCATAGTAACTCCGCATCTCATAGCTGCAATTGCAATCCTAGCGTCCGTACACTTTCCTGCGACTCTATATATTGTATAAGCCATGATTCCGTCTATAACAATTTTTGCTCCGTCACTCATAAACATCACTCCCTCATTTATCTTCATTCTTAGACGCAACTATTGTGAATAACGTCGAATCAAAGTGATCTGGGTAATAGTATTCCTTAACCGGCGTTGCGGTTACTGAAATGATGTTCCAGCCATCTTCCTGCAGATTCCGTAATTCTTTGTCCAAATTACTTGCCAAATCACATACTAAATACCTGTTATGTGCTCGGACTTCGAATGCTCGTACGATCATGTTCACTCCTCTGGGCTTTCTTCCTCAGCATATCTTGCTGCAAATCTATCAATATTCTGAATGACCTCCATGGACTGCAGATATGCAGTACGACCAGTTTTGCCATTTACTTCCCAGTCATATGGTCTTACATCCAGATTGACCGAGCGAATATCAATCTCATCCACGATGGATACCATATCCTCGCTCAGTTCTCTATGTGCATTTCCGGATACTAAATATACCTGTGGTCCACGCTCGTTAAATTTCACTTTAACCGAGAGATATCTGAATGGCTCTTCGCCTTCGTCTCTCGGCTCTTTGATTTTCACATTCCAGCCACGATCGATAAGTTCATCAGCGAGTTCCTGGTTTGGAATAACCACTGCGAAGTTGCGGTCCCCCTCACGATTGAATTTGCATCCCTCTCCTCTGAGGTTTTTGTAAATGATTCTTGCGTCGTTAATCTGTAAAATGTCTCTTGGTGCAAATGTCAGTTCCATAATTCTTTTAATCTCCTTTAAATAAATATAATTTTGTATAAAACAAAGAGCCTCAGCTATTTCTAGCCAAGACTCTCAGTTTGCTTATTGAATGAAGCCAATTTTCGCGTACTTCATTATTTCATAGAAATCCTTGAGTGATAAGGTCGCCATACCATATTTACATTCACTGCAAGCACCGTTACATCCAACACTTTCCGTGTTATTGTTTTTCATATTCGGATGTTCACAATGCATGTCCACTGTGTATTTAATCTCACCATCTTTGGATTTTAAATAATGCTTCAGCTTCATAAAATCACTCCTTTCATAATAGGAAAGGATTTCTCCGCGAATATCAATTCCAAGGTAACTCTACCTCTTCATCGGTGCCTTCTGGAATATTCATAAAATCCGGTAATGGTTTTTCTTTAGGAATATACGGATCTTCAGATATAAACCATTCGTAATCACCATATTTAGAAATAGATTCAATAGCATCATTAACGAGCTTGTTATAATATGATCGGTCAACAATGCCATCATTACCAGAGATCAGCTCTGCTCCCGATATCTTTTTCTCTTTTCCAGTATCCGGATCGATAATCGTCACCATCTCCGCAGATTTCGTCAACAGCATTTCTGCCTCAAGCCATCTGAATCCTGTCGTACCGGTAGCCGCGTAGAATTTACCATTCTGCTCTCTGACGAGAACGCCACCGCCCTTGCCAGGTTTAACCGGACAGAATTCTCCGACTTTACCGACGAATTTACGGTCATGACCATCATCGATCAGCTCCTGCAGTACGCCAGCTTCCGGTTCAAACGTGGTATCTGAGATTTTGCCTTTTTTGTAGTCGGATTCCAACTTCTCAAGTTTCTTCTCATATTCAGATACATCTGGTAACTTCTCATTCATATCCAAATATAAAGCTGACTTCACTGAGAAAGTTTCTCGCATGTCGTTGATCGTCACAGGTTCCCTACTGAAGCAAGTCTTGAATACATAAGGAACCGCAAACTGCTTACCGGTAGCCGTCCATGGGTTATTCTTATGCTTCTTATTATCTCCTGGAGCATATCCGTACATAGCCACACATTCATCTGGGTCTTTATACTTGGCAATATAAACCGCATTGTTTACGAGACACATTCTGTCGTAAGTAGCCTCATGCTCAAATGTGTAGCCATACCGCTTACCAAAGTCCATGACGAATTTGATAATCTCCGGTGTAGCATCCGGAATCTTAATGGAATCTGTCTTGATATGAGCAACAGTAAATCCTCTCTTCTGTACCTCATGTTTAAGATCCACCATAAACAGAGCACCACGTTTAGCAACGATATTGTCTTTGTTACGAATATCCCTGAACGGATTGTCGAAGTTAGCCGATGTAAGACCATATACCGAGTTGATTGCAGTCTTGAGTGCGTTAGCAAGATCTTTGGATGTCAACTCACCATTCTTAACCCTCTCAATATGTTTCGTGAGTTTACCATCCAACATGCCATTGACAATATCCCAGGCTTCATGTTTGATAGATACACGTCCCTCGACGATTTCTCTATATGCTGTTGTATATCTGACTCCAAACAGACATTCAGCAATGGTGCTGTGTGGGTGCATTGAAGCAATATCCAACAACGCTACGTTTCCATACATGCCTGGTTCGGCGTATACATAACCGCCCTCGCCAACTTCTTCTCCACGATATGTAGAAACACCATTTTCGTATTTGTAGCCAGGAAAATATGGCAACAAGCTGCAGGCTTCTCCGTGAGGTTCGGCCATCATTTCCCTACAGGATTTCTCAAGGAAGGCCTTTACTTCCGGATCTAATTCATATACAGGCTCAGCCAAGTTACGATACTGAAACTCATTCTGAGGATGCTTATTATTGCCAAATATAAATCTCTGAGTCAGAGTATTGGTGGTGTCGTTCACAGTTAAGCCAGCCAGATCAGCCAGAATCTCTCTTGCAATAAAATCACTCTTCAGGTAATCCCATGCAGCTTCCGTCGCCAGGACATCGTTATCACAATACTCCGCTACTTTCTGCCATAATTCTTTAGGTACAGGCTTGTCCCACGGAAGTCCAAGCTCCTGATGGTGAATCCCCATTTCGATCTCGAGTTTTTTCAGGCTCTTTTTGTTACCCGCAGAAGCGAAATCATAAATATCAGTATATGAAATATTGTACGCCTCGCCGAATAATACCTTTCGACTGTCGCCTTTTTTCGTATTTACAATTTTCTGGGATAAATCATACAGTTGCTCGTTCGTATAACCCATCATACAAGCATATAACATATGATTATCATATCTACGACAATTAAATCCTACCAACCGGAATTTGATAAGTTCTTCAATGTCCTGCGGTCGTGGATTTATCAGTCTTACGATAGGCTTTCCCTCTCCCTGTATTTTCCAGTTAACCAGAAATAGGTTAGGAAATACCTCGCAATCATAAAAAACCAGCGGCTTCTCATCGTTTGCGAGCGCTACCGCCGATTCTTCAGACTTAAATTTCATTTTGCTTACAAGTCTCAGACAATAATCAGCCTGATTGGTGCTTTGGGCTGCGAAAGAATATACAGCATTTCTCATATCGGATACATCATATGCTTTGTCGCTGGCATAAGCATCATTGAGAAGCTTATTGATAAAATCAACACTGCTTCGAGTGTCGTGATGATATTCTTTTTCGAGATTTCTTTTTATCGTAGTCCTGAGACTCTGTTCGTTTTTAAATCCTTCAATATTTATCACTTTTTTTCCTCCTTCCTTCAAAGGAAGTCCTGAGCTAATATGTGCAATAGGTAAATCATTGCATTTTGTAAGCTTTCTCCTGAGTGAACTTTTTCCTGTAAATACCTTTATTTCAATGTCTTTGTCGTAAAGACGGTTGAGCAGTGTTGAATCGCCATCATAAATATAATGAAGATGAATCCCTGCGCCACTTTTACTTAACTCAGCATATGTAGCCGGCCATTTGCTTGCCGCAGCCAGATTTTTCTCGAATGATTTATTACCAGACTCATCCTTAATATCGAAATCAATGACTATATGATTTTCTGGAACCTTGACATAATGTAATTTATGAACATTGATGTCGTGTAACCTCGTGGTAACAGCATCCCATGGTTTGGTAGGGGTTTCTTTTTCATTGGCGTATTGAGCCAAATAATCTCCCGCAAGGATATCGAATTTTGAAGATATTCCCTCCATAAATTCAATAGTGCCTTTCTTCTTCGCTCCATCATCTTTCTTCTCACCCCTCATATCTTTCTCAAATTTATCAAGACGAAATCCTGAATATACATTCCGTGCCTGAGATTCGCTATCAAACTCCTCATCGAAATTCCAGAAATAATTCCGAAGTTCTTCCTTAAATATTCTCTGAGAATATGGATAAGGTACCTTAGTTTCATCACAATATACCTTATACATCTCCCATGCGGCTTTAAGAGTTGTTCCATCATTCTTTTTGAACACACTGAATGAATCAATCATGAAATTATAAAAATCATTTGTGGCTCCCATCATCAGTGTTGGGACATAAGAATCATAAGCATTTTTATCAGCCAAATATACCTGATGGCAGTGATAGGCAATTCCTGGAAGCTCAAAAGGAATTTTAGCCACACAATCCGAATATTCCCTCTGATTCAGTTTATTTCCGGACGGAGTAACATCGATCAATCTTCGGAGTAAACCAGATTTGCTGTCTGTAATTTTCACTGGCTTATTAGTTCCCATAAATAAGAAAGCGTTGAATCTATTTGCATAAGTAGATTTAAACTTCTCATTTACAGTCATAAGCTCGTGAGATACAAGACTGTTTAATCGAGTATTATCCTCAATTTTTGACAAATCTCCATCATGCTGAATCGCGATAAGCGGGTTTGCTTTAAACGCCTCTAACGCAAAAGAGTTATTAGCCGATCCCAACGCCTTAGCGTCAAAGACCGAATAATAACCCTCAAATAACTGCTGTATAATATTTAAGACTGTCGATTTACCGGTTCCTGCTGATCCATACAGCACCATGAATTTCTGAATATGTTTTGAATCCCCTTCAATAACCGATCCAATTGCCCATTCGATTTTACGTCGCTCTTCTGGAGAATATAAAGTAGTCATCAGCTTTTCATACCCGGGAATATCACACTCTTTCAACGGATAGCTTAACATCTTACTGGCATAATCTTTTTTAGTGGTCTTAGCGTCACCAAATATAATCTTCTCATCAAGCGGGTGATAATTATCCCGCATCTGTTTCTGACAATATTTGTGCCATGCATCTATAGAACCTGAATTCGAATCCCACATATATTTGGTATGAAGTTCATCAACGGCGTGCTCTTCCTGCTCTTTTGTGTATTCATATAACGCAGCATCGACCATATTGATCACATCTTCTTCATCGGTGGACCAGAGACCGGTGTCTTCATTCCAAACAGCATAAAAATCGCCGCCTCGTATCATGAGATCCGACGATTTCTTCAGAACAAATTTAGGGAATATCTCGGTGACACCCTTCTTTATTTGGCGCGTCGAAATCTTCATGAAATCAATCATTACACTATGTTTCTCCTTTCAAGATTTAAGATATGCTGTCGAGATACCAGCATAATTGTGTCCAAATGTCCACTTTTGTAATATCTACGCCAACGTTTCGAATCGTGAATAAGCCACCCTCACCATTGGCCTCATACTGCCTGTCCATGAATGAATTCACTATATTTTCGGCAGTCTTTTTATCAAAATGCTTATCATCCATGGCACCGAGCCCCATGTTCGTAATCATCCCCCAGAACCATTGACCCGTTCGGTCACCAAGCGCCGGATTATCCATGATGGTTTCTTCTGTTCGTATTGACAAAGCAACCATCATTTCCAAAACGCTGCACGGTCCTTCAAGACAATCTCGAACCCAGGCATTCCGATCTTCCATTCCAATATCTACAGCAAATCTCCATCTGAGATCCACTCCGTCCGCAGCCCGGTTCTCGTCACTCCGCATTACACATCTAAACGGAATCATGTGCAAACAAGACAATAACTTTCGGTAAGTTACCTTTCCGGTGAATCTTTTCCCACAGATGATTTCTGACATCCATTCAAAATACTTATTGATAATATAATTCTTATTCATTCATACTCCTATCTCGTAGGATATACGTCACGGAATCGTCGAGTATCCAGAAGGATTTCATACTCCTTATCCAGAGTCTCATTTCTGACAAACACCGAATCATCCTCATATTCTCCGAAATGGTTCAGAGCTTCTTTCCCAATGGTCTCTTCGATATCATCGTCATCCATAACACAGTCCGCTTCATCAGTAACAACTCCATCCGCCCAATATGTAAGGCTCTCAGATGGAAGTTCGCTTTCACCATACTCATCCGGTGAAATAACATATTTATCCATATAATCCTCCTCTTTTTCATCAGCATAATTATTTTCCGTAATAATATTTTTCATTGATCTGTAGTCTTTAAAACCAGTATTCGACGGTTTTGGCTGTAATGTAATATCAACATTTACACCCTCATTAACACATGCTTCAGCGACATCTTCAACAGTCAACTGTTTTTTGCGCCATACTTCTTTCACCGATGCGATTTCTTCATCGGCCAGCTTTTTGTATTTATCTTTTATACATTTCCATGTCACTGCGGAGCCAATAACGACTCCAGCAGCGAATATAAGAATTTTATTTATCATGGTCCTCATCCTTTCGGAACGGATTTTTTGTGTTTTCATGGATATAGATCTTTTCATCAATCACCACACCTGGTAATTTCCCCATTTCAAAAAGAGCTTTTAAGGTATTTCTACCGCTATGCCATTTGACAGCAGCCTCTTCCAAAGTCATGAGACCTGGGAGCATGTTGCCGTCAAATATGGTCACATCTTCCAAATGATTTTCCATAACAAATATGATAAGTTCTCTACCTGTCATGATTTCTCCTTTCACCAAACGCGATCATAAATATCCCTACAGGTATTCCCAGAACCAATGCTATTGAGTCCTGTCATTCACATCAGATCAAGGATATTTCCATCAACATTGAAATCAAGCAGGATCGTTCTCTCGTATCCGTTTACAAAATTACGGTTTGCTTCTTTGTTTGTGTCGTAAATACCGAAATCAACATAGTTGTCGCCTACCGGATTCTCTTTATCATAAATCCAGCCAACGATCTGACCTGCTTTTGTGTGCTGAATTCCGAGCATATCGTATACTTCATTCAGAAATAGATGGCCACGATCCTCAAGTCTCTTGGTTGCGGCTGCTTCCTGCTGACGTAAGAAAATCAGATTGAGTTCCGGATCTTTAGTCCATCCAATACATCCATCATCAAAGAATTTTGCAAATTCACTGACGGCATTCGGATCTACTACATCAACTGTTTTCTTTACGGTCTTTTCCTTTCCTTTCTCGTCTGTAACGGTCTCCTCTACTTCTTTGGCTTTGATGTTATAACGGAGTTCTTTATCCAGTTCCTTTCCGAATCTCTCTACGACTCTTCCACGATAATCTTTGAAGCTTTTGTCAACTGCTGTATATGCTGCAGCCAGTGCGATGTTCCTCTTTCTGAGAATATTGTTGGATGTGAGAATAGCCGTGATAGATAATCCTCCGAGAATAACCGCCGGTGCATAAACTTTTGCAACTTTCAGGGCTGTCTGAGTGTATACAATAGCAAGATCCTTATTGCCGTCTTCCGGAGTATACTCCTCATCAACTTTATCCGGATTTTCGATCACGTCATGAATGGAATCAATCTTATCTCTGGAATCATCCAGGATATCACCAAGTTTGGTGGTAGCCTTGCAAGCCATTACAGCACTTGCTACCACACCGATTACCCCGGCCACCACAAGGATTTCCGGACTGTGTTTCTGCAGTTTAAATGCCATTCTGTGTGCTGATCTGGAAATAGTGTTCATAAATGCTAATTTTTTCATTATTCGTTCTCCTTTTTAAACTCTTCGATTTCTTTTACTGACATACCATCGATTCCGGCAGACTCATCGGAATCCGTATGCATAAAATATTCTTCTCCCTGCGGATACATATATCTGAACATACAATAGTTTGCAGCATCTGCCAGATACTCTAAGTTACCTGTTTCTTCAAATTTCTGAATACATTTTTTAAGTGATCCGATCGCATCGACATATCCTGATACGAAATTTCTTGAGGCTTTTCCATATTTGAAATATGACTGCACCACAAGATTCTTTCGGACTTCATCGAATCTATTACTATATTCAGTTTTTAAGATAATCTCTTTTGGATCTTCCATAAATCCTCCTTAAATTGGTTCTGCCTTTGGAAGCTTGATCATATAGCCATCCCGAACTCTTGAGATATCAGCTCTGGCCAAGCTTTTCCAACCGTATTTATTGTCTGTGTAGTTGCATGTCATGCCGCACAAATCGTACATATCAGCAACGCTGACAACTCCATATCTATCCATTAATTCATCCATGCTGGATAATACTTCATCAGCCTCACCTCTGGTATCGAACACAACATCGTCAAAATCGTAGCTGGCCCTTACCGACCTTCTTGAGTTACGACTAGAATTATCAGAATATGATCTATATGACACATAATTTGATGATCCTCGGCTACCGCCCCGTTTGTCGCCATACAGCATCATATCAACTCCGTCTTTCACAATATCCGAGACGGCTTTTTTGATTGCTGGCACCAGCACGTCAAGAAAAATATAAGATTTGACATTGGATACGTCTTCCGAAATAAATACGTCTTTGAATTTGCTTACCTCGCTCTTCTTTTTTCTCTTGACGTTGCCGGTAACGACCTTGTCTACTTTTTTCTCAGCAGCTTCTTTGGCTTCAGCTTTTGCTTTATGGGAATTTGATCTGTAATCGTCCATGTATTCTCCTCTCTTAATCAACCATCATAATTTTTCCGGGTAGCGTAATTCGTGATCCCGCAATACGGTTATTTCTTTTCTTAAATTGATATGTTAAATTACTTCTTGCTTTCTTTTCGGAAGGAGCCACTGTCTCTCCCTCCCAACTATCAGCAAGAAGAGTGTTAAATTCCATGACCGGACCTTTATAAGTAAATTTAGGCATGATACACTCCTTTCGAATAAAAGAAAAAGAGGAATACCTTGTTATAGGTACTCCCCTGCCGGAATATAAATCTTATTCTTCTGATGCTTCATCAGATTCAGTTTCGTCGACTTCTACATAATCGGAATCAGCTACCACATCTGAATCGTCCTCTCCGCTTCCAGCTCTTGATCCGATCATAAAGGCGGCTACCAAACCCAGTCCAATCACTGCGCCTTTCGCAATGTTCTTTCCGTGTTTCTGTAATCCTTCCTTCGCTTTCGTTCCGAAAGCTTTAAGCTTTGATTCCTTAACTTCTTCAGTGGCTACTTCTGTCTCCGTATTCTCCTCTGTAGTTACCTCAACTTCTTTAACCTCTTCTGCTTTGATTTCTTTCATCTTAAATAATCTCCTTTCAGATTTTTATATTCTTTCCATTAAACAATATGTATTTTTCGCGAATCTACATAAGCTTTGAGAAGTCATATCTTGGAGCAACATGATACTCAAGAGTAATACACGGTCGACCATCATTTGCTACCATCGCTCCGTAGCTTATCTCAAGTAAACCATCATCAATGTTCCAGCCAAGTTCGTCCCCCATGTCCGTATTACTCAGACCTATTTCGTTGTAGAAATCATTTAATGCTGCATACATCTCATATACCATGGTTTCATTGATCTTATTGACCGCAGCACGAATTGTCTGAATATCTGACTCAAAATATCGTCCGGAAATACCGTCATAGCAAAGCTGTTTACCAGTTCCGGTGACAATTACTTCGCTTTTGGATACAGGTTTCTCATCCAGATGTTTCTGAGCGACCTTATCACGAATAACTTTTTCTTTCTCCTCTCCAATCTCCTCTACGACTTTCTCTCGGTATTCATTCAGAGCTGTTTCGGACAATTTATAGGCAGTAGCCAATGCAGCGTTTCTCTTTGCATTTACCGAATGAGAGCCGAGTAAACAGGCGATAGACGCAGCACCGCTGATAGCTGCCGGAATATAACATTTCCAAACAATTTTTACGATTTCAGGTTTGGTTAATTTTTCAGATACGGCCCTTACATGAGCATCCTGATGCTCCTCATTCCATGTAGTTGCCTTTTCGAATTTGGCGTCCTCAATGAGCTGTAATGCTTTCGGGGTAGCTTTAACTGCCAAGATTGTTGTGGTGATTCCACTTGCGATTCCTATTCCAAGTAAAATTTCCGGACTGCGTTTTCCGAACCCACGTTTCACTGTTTTAATAAATTTTGTTACAGATTTGTTCATAGTGTCTCCTTTCAAATGAACATAACTTGTATAAAACAAAAATAAGAAGCCCCTCAGGACTCCTTATCTGTTTTCTCGGTAATATACTGTTCAAGTTTTTTATCGATTTCCTCTTTTGACTGTTTATCTGTAGCCCAACTAGCGGCTAATCCACCGATAGCTACTGCGATCCAACCAGCCATTTTGATTAAATCATATCTGGCTTTCATGAGTATACCTCCTTTCCGTTAAAGTCCCTGGGATTCTCGCGAGTCAGTAATACTCGTCATAATTAAGGACCGGTTCGAACGGCATTTCGATAATATAAAATACGGAACCATCGTCAAGTTTTGCCGGAATGTGGTTGAATTCAATCCAGAACATTCCTTCATCCATCGGAGCCCATCCGGCTTCAGCACCCCAATCAGTAGGCTCCAGGCCGAGGAATTCGTACAGTTCGTTTATAACTGCTTCATCTCTGAGAATATAATTTCGATTCAAGTGATATTCTGCCATGAGGACCTGCTCGAGACTTGCTGTAAAGAATCTCTTTGAATATTCATCATACCAGAGAACCGGTTTAGATGAATTTTCTTCTAGGGCTAAATCACAAGGTCCATCCAAATAGGAGGCATTAATGTATACTGTTTGCGACTTCTCTACCGCCAGAGCTTCGATAACTTTCTTATCGGCCTCATCGCCGTACAATTCCTTGAGTTTTCGCCGATAGTCTTTAAAGCCCTGATCCAACAAAGCGTATGCGCTGGCCATAGAGGATTGAGTCTTTCGATTCAACATCTGAGCTCCAAACATACACACAATAGTAGCCGAACCCAGTAGCACTGCCGGAATATAAGGCACTGCAGCTACTTTAACTTTTTCAAGTGCAGTCAAATCCTCTCCTTTTTGAGCCTCCGCCTCCTGAATAAGTAACAGTGCTTTTGGTGTGGCTCTCGCCGTTGCGAATGCTGTAGATACCGTCCCCATCGCAGCGAGTATTGTCAGGATTTTCGGCGAGTTTCTTCTGAGTGTCATTTTTACGTTCATACGATTTCTCCTTTCGCGTGAATGAAAACAAATAGTAAAAGAAATAGAACGGGATTCGAACCCGCGATCTCCGGAATAACCGGCGCTCTACCATCGAGCTACCTATTTCTCTCATTAAAGGAAATGATTTTTACGCGAAACTAAAAAGAAAGAGCCCTGGTTAGGACTCATTCTTAGACTTAATATTTCTTTCTTCTAAATCAGAAATCTTGGATATAAGTTTACATTTCCAATTAGCATCATCTTCATTCAATAGTTCTGTAGCATATAATGCTGATACATCATATCCTTTCAATATTCCAAGCATAATTCCTTTTCCAAATATGAACGATGTCTCGGCCACCGCATACAAAACACCACCGATTGCTAATCTTTTAATAAGTACATTCATACCAAGTACCTCCTTTTGAATATTTTGTCGTAATAGTATATGGATACTTCGCGAAAACAAAAGAAAGAGGCCATTGCTGGCCCCTTGATCATACCGAATCATTTACCTCTGTTTAATAACAGATAGATAAATATACCTCCGACAATCGCAATGAGTATATCAGTCATTTTCCTCTTCCTCCTTTGAAAATTTTTCTTTACCTGGATCTACGAAATAATTTTTATAAATCACAAATATGGGTAATAAATACGCGATAATGAATATACAAGTCCATCCTTTCCAATGTCTTTTGATCCATTTAAACTGCGGATTAATAACCATTTCTTTGTAATCCTCAAATGCTTTCTTCATAGTAAATTCCTCCTTCATAATATAATTTTCTCATTATAGGAGCTGTAAAAAGCGCGAAAAATAAAAGAAAGAGTCCTCGTTAGGACTCTTTTCTTCGAATTTCTTTTAAAACCAAAATTCCTTTTTTAGGATTATAACCACGATTTCTATAATGTAAGTCTTTATCATACTTTTTATAAACACTCTCACGTATTTTTCTGCCAGCGTCAGAAAGTAAATATCCGAGCTTCATGAGTATCCTCTCGAAAAAATTCAATTTAATTTCCATAGTTATACCTCCGTAATATTTTAATTTTGTGTTTCATTAAAGGAATTGATATCTGCACGAAAAGCAAGAGCCGTTGCCGACTCCGCTTTGTGATTACTGTCTTTTCCTAAAGAAATGTCTGATAATTAATGCTATAATTACAGCACATACGATTACATCGCCAAACACAACAATTCCGGCAGCACCTAAAACCGCTACACAAAGAACCGCCAATATTGCTAATACTACCAATGTAATTAATAAGATTGTAAATAATATCATAACGTAATCCCTCCTTTGAAATTAGTAATCTTTCCATTAGAGAAATTGTTTTCAACGCGAAAAAAAGAAAGAGCCCTGGTTAGGGCTCTTTTCCAACTAATGAGTAAAAATAATTGATATGAGACGTTTAACACCGTCTACTCCATCTCCAGTTTTGAACACGGTTGCCAAATAATACTTAACCATTTTCGATCTTCTTCCCTCTATAAAAAGCCTAGTGTTCATGCCATCAATATGCGAACGGCATATAAGACCGCATTCCAAAGCTTTTTTACGACAGAAGTCGAAATGTTTCATCCGTTTTTCAGCATCCTTGTAATCAAAAATATCTGATGTTTTAATATAGATTTTTCTCATATAAATCACTCCTTTCTCACAATAGCCACTGTGATTCACACGAAAAAGGAAAGAGCCCTTGTTAGGACTCAATCTTTCTGTTTTCAATTTTCAATAATTTATCGAGTTTTTCCTCAATTCGATCCAATTTGTCTGCCTCTGCGATTAATAAATCCTTAGACATATCGATTACTTTGATACAATGCTGCATTCGAACAAGATCGTCCGTGCTCATATATTTCAATGATTCACTGTTACAAACTGTTTCTTTTACAAGCCCGTTCATTAATTCATCAATTGCCTCATTAAATTTGTTAACTTCGTTTTTCATAATTTTCTCTCCTTTGAATAAAAATAAATTATTGTTTTCATAATAGCAATTGTAATTTACGCTAAATATTCCTTCGATCGAAACACGTTTCCCAGCGTTCTCGTTTCAAAGGTTTCATCTTCAAAGCCCACATGATCTGTCGGATGCTAGTTGTAGGATATAATCCATCCGCACACTCTCCGGAACGTTCATCGAAAAACTTTTTAAAGCCTTCATGTAAATATAAAGCATCAACCAGCCATGGATCAATTTCTGTCCAATAGGTTGACTTTATTTCCGGAATATAACGCTGCTGAATAACAGCCAGACCTTTTTCTCCGATTTTATATAACGTACAATGACTGTATACCGGATGATCACAAATATAAGTCTGTCCGTACATGGATGTGTAATGATCTGGCTTGTCGTAATGGTATCTCATAATCTCCTCGTAAAAAGAAAGAGTCCATACGGACCCTCCCTTTGTTAAAATCCTATTGCTTTTGCTTTATTAAATTTCATTTTTCCTGGATATATTGTAAGCATCTTATTTATTAAATCATCCATTGCAAATAAATCAAGAACCATTAGAAAACTCATGATGTCTCCTGATGACCTTCGTCCAAGTATAACGCCATTCGAATCTTCTATCATACGTTCAATTTCACCTGTTTCATTTTTCGGTGCTTTTACATCCATTTCAAATATCCATGATGTTTTTTTACTTAATCTACGCATAAGCAATTCCTCCTTTTTCACTAAAGGGACTGTAAAATATGCGAAAAAAAAAGAGAAAGAGCCCTTGCTAGGACTCAATCTCTGACCTCTTCTGCTTTAAATACTCTATGAATTGTTTTCTTGTCATTTTACTGGATATCGATTTACCAAAATTATAATGTTGTTTCATAGTTTTACCTCTGATATATGGTTTCGGTCCAAGATCGAACTGCTCCCATGTATAATCACTCCATAAAACGATAACATACATATTTTGATAGCTGTTATTTACTCCCCAGTGTACGTGTTTCACAATTTTCTCATTATTCATAGCTTTTCTCCTTTCAGTTTTTCATTATAGGAGCTGTAATTTTCGCTAAAATTGTACACATAAAAAAAAAGAGCCTATATCATTTAATATAAGCTCTTTGCGACATTATTTCTCTGTCATGCTCTTTATAATGTTGGCTAAGTATAAACAAAATAACGGTATCAATAGTGCTAAAAACCAATAGCTAAAATCGAAACAAGCGTCATTTTTTGTTATTTTACCGACAATCATGAATAATATCGAAATCAAAATAACAATGAAAATCGCCGCGTTCAAATATTTATGACTCAGTTTTTGATTCTTTTCTTTCGCCTGCTTATCGTATAATTCCAATTCAAGTTCTTTCAAACGAATTTCTCTTTCAACTTCAGCCTCCTTAATCCTGGCTTCGTCTACTTTACGATATGTATGGGTGGTGCTACCGTCATCAATCATGATCTTAGCTCCACAATATTGGCAAAAACACTGTTTGTGACCTTCTTCAATACTAATGTCAGCACCGCATTCCGGACATTTTAAAGAGATGATTTTTACCATTTTCCATCAACTCCCGGATACAGTCAGTAATCGCTGGCTTACTCTGTTTTGAACATCCAGATAATATTTAAGTTCTTCAGTATTCAAATCTGAACTTCCCATGTCATCCATTTTCTGTGTGAAATCAGCATATTTTTTCATATATTCAGTATAATCATTTAACATGGATGCAACATCATCTGAATTCTCATATTTCTCCATGAAATCGCAATACTCATTCATGAAGCTTTCATAGCTGTCAAGAAAATCCTTCACCTCTGGACGAATTCCTGTCGAATCAGCAGTTGTCGTATCGTCTGCTGGTGCTTCTGTTTCTGCGGGTGCTTCTGTTTCAGTAGGCTGTGGTTCAGGAGTCGCGGTCGGATCTGCTACGGGAGTTTCTTCCTTAACAGTATTTGTTGAGCTTGCGCCACAACCGGATATAGCTCCTACGCCAACCATAGCGCATAACATAGTCAACATTATTTTCTTTTTCATTATGAATAGCCTCCATTCTTTTCAAGTCTATATGAATATTATACTACTCCTACATAATTGTGTAAACAAAATAAAACAAAGACACCAAGTTTCCTCAGTGTCCCTGCTTGTCCGTATTTTACTTCTTCGGAAGAAGTTTGTTAATGAAACCACGTCCCATTATAGTAGTGATTGTTCCGGTTTCCTCGAACTTAAATGATTTCAGAGTCCCCCAGATAATTACTGCAGTGGATACAACAGTTTCGCCAATGCTTATAGCATACTTGATTTTCCGATCTGTAGCTTCTGCTTTCATCTGCTGAACTTTAAGATCTGTATCGATTTCTCGTGCATCTCTTTTAAGTTCGTATTCAGTGTTAAGCTTGCTAATCTCGATATGTCTGTCCATAAGCTTAGTGATTCCTTCGACGGCTACTTTGTAATCGTCTGAACCAAGCTCTGCTTCACCCAAAGCCTCAAGTTCTTCCTCCAATTCGCTTCTTAACAGTTTTTCGATAGTTTCCATTTTGAATTCCTCCTTTAAAAATAAGTTAATACGTTTCCGTAATAGGGACTGTTATTTGTGCGAATTATGCAGAATAACCATGGTTTTGTTCACAAGGTTTACGTCTTTTGGTAAAGAGACTTTTACTGAGTAGAAACCTTCATCAATAGAAATCTCATCATCTGAATATGGCATAACTGTGAAATATCCATGTCCAGATGTTTCCTGGTAAAACAAACGAGTAATGGCGATTCCTGTAAACATTCCTCCGAGAAAAATTAAATATGACATGCAACATCCTCCTATGAATTGTTTTTATGAAAATCCCTCCCCGGGAATTTTTCACATTACAAATATAACTTTGTTTCCAGTAACCTGCATACGGATTCTAACCTAGAATAGCGCTTTGTCTAATCTAGGTTAAAAATAAAAGAAAGAGCCCTTAATAGAACTCTTCCTCGTATTCCTCAGATTTTGCTTTGGCATATAAGCCAATGGAAATACAGTCAACCACAAACATTGCGGTTCCAGCCAGTGGCATTGTGTGTAACAATATTATTGTAAATATCATCATCAATATCACCACTTCTACTTTCACCAGCATCTTTGTGATTTCTTTTCTCTCTTTAATTGACATAATAAAACCTCCTTCAAAATATGTTTTCTTCTCATAAAAGGGGCTGATTTCTACGCGAAAAATAAAAGACAGAGGCTATGCCCCTATCTTCTCTGCTTTCTCAGTTTCTCTTTTCAAATCCCTTACTTCTTTCTTGAGTTTTTCAACTTCATAATTTAACTCTTCCGCATAACCAATAAGTTCCTTCATCAGTTCTATAGCTTTCAAATCTCTGTTGGATATCAATCCGTCTTCGTTCTTAGCCGATCTGATGGCAGTTAACATAAAATAGTTCATACGTCCTTCAAATTTCATTCTGTCCATGTCTATCTCTCCTTTGAAAATAAGTTATTCTTTTTCATTAAAGCAGCTGTAAATTCCACGAATTATGGAGTATAATATCTAAACTAATATATGGGAGGTTTTATATGAACGGATATTTCACAGAAAACGAAGACGAAATCATTCAGCTTATCCTTAGAGGCGAAGCGGTTTGCGAGTGCGGTGCACTGATGAATTTAGATGACGACCAATTCGTATGTCCCAACTGCGGTAAAGTTTACGACATTGGAGAATATGAAGATAACGGTCCATATGTCGATCTTGTAGATGGATGCATACTTGTTGATTCTGAACCCGACATTCCGTCAGGATGTATAGCCTGTGGAGGCCCATATCCCAGTTGCATGTCCGCATGTTCCAGATTTGATGATTGAAGCTATTCTAGGTTTATGGTATACTATTATTCCAACCAAATCATGAAAGGAGCTTCAATATGACTAAAGCAGAAATCAACACATTTATTGAAACCATGGAAGAATTCGGTGATATCTGGACCGCAGACCAGGTAGAAGAAGTCTATGGAAGTAGCACCCTTAAAGAAGCTATTGCCGATCGCAAATCATCCCACGAAAAAATGGCAGACCTGATTGGTAAGGTTATTAATCGTTAAAAGAAAAATAAGAGGATAGCTGTCCGCTAACAGCCGTCCCCTTACTTTCTTTAGCTGAAAAGATGTTACTCTTCTTTGAGTGCATTTATCAGCAGCATGTCAAAGAATGCTCTGTCCTTGGATATAAGAATGAGCTGTCGCTTCTCATCTTCGCCCAGATCCATCTCTTTAATTGTCTGGATGGTCTGTTCATCGAGTTTAAAGCTAATCTCCTTCAATTTGTCCTTGGACACCTCTTTGACTGCATCTAATAAAAGTTCGTAATTCATAGTAATTCTCCTTTCTTTTCTTTGTCATAAAATAAGCTGATTTTCACGCGAATTCAATCCCTCATCTTATTCAAAATCCAGAAGAATTTCCGATAGTTTTCATAATACACATCTTTGCAACATGGTATATCCATTTTGATTTTTAACACCTCATAGGATAGGCCCTCCGTCACTCCTTTCAGTATGTACTCGGCTAAATCGCTATTCGCTTTTTCAGAAGCGTCCTGTATCATATCCATACGCTTGGAATAGTAGGATTTCATGATAGCTACCCGTTCTGTCGGATTGGATACATGTTTCATTTTTCCGAATGTTACCAAATCAGCAGGTCTGCCAAGCAACCCGTTCATAGCTTCGTACGTTTTCTTCCATATTGGATACTGTAGACAAAAATGCTTGAGTTCGTAATACCGATGTCGTTCTATCCAATACGGATTCTTTTCTGACACTTCAGGTCTGATTGTTGTTCCCATGTTTACTTCGTCCTTTCCAAATATAGCCTGTTTCATCATAAAGTTTCTTTGGTGAAATATAATAGTTAATGCGACCGTACTTACTATTCATCTGGTCAATTGTGGTTATTACTTTCCCATTTCTGGTAGCGGTACCTATGTTCAAATAGCCAGTAATAATTCCAGCTCGAACCCAGCAAGCGTCTTTACCGTATACTCTAGCAGCCACTGCTACTGGCACTGATCCAGATCCAAATACTACTTCATCCAATGTTTTCCCTCCTTTCACGATTATTGTAGGCTAATGGCGTCTATTTGTTAAAACAAAGTCAGTGGAAAATATAACCTTTTAATCTTATGATGCACAACACATAAAAATGTTTTTACTACCGCCGTCTTTTCGCCACCGGTGCATCGTCATTTCGCTTGGATAATCCTCGAATCCAAGTGTATCTGGTGTTATGGTTCCTTCGATCACACCTTGTATGATTTCCCTTTCATAGTGTTTGAACGGGATTAAAGTGTCAGGTATAATTCGATGTATTTCACCACATTGCAGGCATCTATATCTATACACATAGATCTTTCGTACTTCACCGTACTTACCCTTCACTATTCTTTTAGCTTTATCATAATAGTGTGTCTGTCCTCCGCAATGCGGGCAGATAGGCCCATTATCGTATGTCATATAAACCTCCAAAATATATAATGTAGGAATTGACTATTCCTACACCGTATGATATATAATATAAAGTGAAAATACAATGGAAAGGATTGGTAACGATATGTTGATTAAATGTCCAGAATGTGATTTACAGGTTAGCGATCGTGCTTTTGCGTGTCCCCATTGCGGTTATCCGTTAAAAGAGCAACCCAAACCAGTAAGAAAATCATCAAGGAAAAGACGTCGGCTTCCAAATGGATTCGGTCAAATCAGCGAGCTTAAAGGTCGTAATCTCCGGAAACCATTCCGAGCTATGGTGACTGTGGGTAAAACCCCGAAGGGTAAACCGATATGCAAGCTTCTCAAACCAGAAGCCTTCTTTGAGACTTATAATGATGCTTATGCAGCACTTGTGGAATATAATCGTAATCCATATGATTTGGACGACTCAATGATCATGAGTGAATTATATGAAAAATGGAAAGAGGATTATGTGAACTCTGGTAAAAAGCTGGAATCCTTACGAGCACAATCTTACGCTTGGAGATATTGTGGTCCGCTTTATGACATGATGGTTAAAGAAGTTAGACCTAGGCACATACAAGGCTGTGTAGAAAATGCTTCCGCCATTATAGACGGAATGGAACGCGAAGCTTCAGCTAATACCAAAAATAAAGTCAAATCAGTCCTGAATCTCATGTTCGATTATGCCGTACAACATGAACTCACCGACAAAAATTATTCGCGAATGGTTAAATTACCGATAAGCCTTCAACGTGAATTACGTGAAAAAGAAGAACATCACACCCCATACACAGAAGAAGAAATGATGAAAATATGGAATAGCATAGGAATAGTAGATTATGTAGACATATTACTGATTCAATGTTATTCCGGTTGGAGACCTGGCGAAATTGGCCTCATAAAAATAAAGGATGTTAATTTAGACGATTGGTCATACACCGGAGGTATAAAAACAGAAGCTGGGCGAAATAGAACCGTTCCGATTCATAGCCGTATACGTGAGCTTGTGCGGGAGCGATATAACGAAGCTATAAAAGTCAATCGTGAGTATCTTTTCAATTATAGAGATAAAGAAGGAAGATATTCACAAATTACATACAGACGCTATCAGAGTATCGTAAACAATATAAAAAAAGCATTGAATCTTGACCCCGACCACAAGCCTCATGACGGACGCGCACACTTTGTCACAATGGCTAAAGAGGCAGGAGTTGACGAATACGCTATTAAATATATGGTCGGACATAGTATATCTGATATAACCGAACGTGTTTATACCACTCGCAGTTTCGATTGGTTACGATCTGAAATTGAAAAAATAAAATAGAAAGTATGTGATACGAAATATTCATTCATACATTTTAAAAAATATAGGAATGTTTATTCATACATTTTTTATTATCTTTTCTATAGTGTAGGAATAAAAATATACGAATAATGTACGAACAGTTCAAAATTATTCGATTCCTACCACATCTATAAATTCTAATACACCTTTTAAATACTAGATTTTCTCTCTCACTCGATTTTTCAACACAATGAACATGAAAGTGTCTGCGGTGACAGTCTGAGGATTCAGCAGGTGTTTGTGAATCTGATGAGTAATGCGATCAAGTATACACCGGATGGTGGGAATATTACTTTTTCGATAGAGGAAAAGCCAAATGGATTTTCAGAACTTGGATGCTATGAATTTACGATTG